CGGGCCAGGCCGATGAAGCCTCCCTGCCGGATTGCTGGAAGTCTGGAGACGCAGAGGTTTCATGCACGGTGTCTTCGCTGATGACAATAGGTCGCCGCTTGACCTCCGGCGCTGCGCGCCTGGCCGCTATTTCGAGGCAGCCATAAAGCCTGCAGCAGGCGCACCTTCAGTGGCGACCCGTCGGGCCCGGCCAACGCCCCACGCCAGTGCCCTGGTCATCGACTCGCCAGGGCGAGAATCGAAGGCCTCTTCAAGGATAGCCATGCCACCAGGGGCGTACACCCCGATGAACATCTGCGTTTTGCCTGTCCGCGACAGTCGCGTCTGAACATCAATGTATGTCCCATCGTCGAGTGTCTCGTCGTGAGTTCGGTGATGAAGCGTCGGGTCAGCCCAGGCCCAGAAAACATCACCGCGTATTCTCATGAGACGCTCCTACGACTTTAGTTGTAGTCAGGTGGTTTATTGCCACCATAGCGAACGTGCAGTTTTACGCAAATTCGTCTGACTCATCTGTGAGCTGAATCGGACAATCGGCTATTCAGCAGCCCCGCCAAAGACTCAACGCTTGTCGTGAAGTTCGGGCGGCCAAGCGCTGAAGAACCACATGACTCCTGGCGTCAATACATAGATCCAGTGCTGGCCAGGGTAGATGAAGATGCCGACAGCCCAGATGGCGAGTAAGGTTCCGCCCGCTCGCCTACGCCGCCTCGGCGTGAACCATTCCTGAAACGCCTTGTGCCTCTCCCGCAGTTTCATTACCACCCTCCCTGTTTGGTAAGCGGCGAAGCATATCACCTCTAATTCAACGATAACGCGTTCCCGGCAAGGGCGGCGTCTGCACGCAAGAACCACGACATGACCCAACAACAGCACGACGAGCGCAAGCTGGACCGGGTCTTCCGCCAACATCTAAGAGCTCAAGCAGCTGCGCTCAGTGTTTGACTAGACATAATGGCCCCCAGCACGCCGGCCCTGATCGCGCAGTACCGCGACTCAAGGTTGGCCAAGAGATTTCGGAACTCCATGCCAAAAGTTACCGAACTCGTGGCGTTTTTGGACTCATGAAGAAAAGCCCCGCAGACGTTAATCTGCGGGGCTTTCGAATGGTGGAGGCCGAGGTCGGAATCGAACCGGCGTAGACGGATTTGCAAACCGGTACAAGAATCGCCGCCTGATGCCTGCTGTAGGCAAATATCAGTTCCAAAACGAAGCGGGATTTGCACGCCTGTAACCCGCATTCTACAAGGGTCGCCTAAAAAGTTTTGGAACTGATTTTCGGGCGTTTTTGCCCACCTTCCAGTACTGCAGCAGTAGCGTGAGATTCGACGCTCAGGCCGCGCCAAAAGCGGCCTTCGCATCCGCCCTGTCTAATACGGTTCGGCCAGTTTCATTGACTTTCACCCAGTAAAACCGAGAAGGTTTCGAGCAGTTTTAGACAGCCTCAGCACCCCCACCCTGGCGTTCTGCCAACGATGATCCGGCCTGGCTCATCACTCCCCATCCCCTCCCACGATTCGTACTTGAACAGGCCGATGTGATAGGCCTCTTCGAACTCCATCAGCGCCCAGTAGCGAGCAGCCTCGGACAGCTCGAGCATGTCGACCAGGTTCTCCGAGCTGACTTCGCGTCGGCGGTGAGCGGCATAAGCCATCTCGTCGAGCACAGCGGCGCGCCCGTCTGGATCGGTTACCAGGGAAAATTGGTCGTTCAGCTCATCCAGCCACGCTTTCGGTATCCCGTCCATCATTCTGCCCTGCACCACCAGGACTGCGCGTACAGAACGCCATCAACCTCCTCCACCCCGTTGATGTTGATGCCGAGCTGGGCCATGCCATTGACCTTGGCATCGTGAAGACGCGGAATGATGTCCGGCCCAGGCGCAGGGTTGAACACCCAGGCCTGTGTCGATACCCGGCCCAGCGGCTCGCTGTGGTGGTCGCCGATGTGAATGTCGGCCCGCAGAGGGGTGATCTTCCCAAGCTGACTCGAAGGGATGGCCACGCCATTCGCGCGGCGGCGCACAAGGAGGAAATACATAAGGCACCAATACTGTATATCGATACAGTATCGTAGTGTGTGCCGAATGATTTTAGCAACCAGCTGCTGATGACCTATCAAGACTCGTCGGGTCAGCTTCCGAGAATTTTGCTCTTTTCAGCCTCGTACTCCGCCGCCGTGATGAGGCCTTTATCTTTTAGCCCTCCAAGCCGCTCAAGCTTCTGGTACTTGTCTTCACCTGGATTAACAACGCTCGGGTTTGTTACGGTGATGACATGTGTAGATGTGGCTGTAGCCGACCAAATCAGAGCGGCCAGCCATCCGATCACCGTCCATCCCAAAAAAAGATTCAGGAGGAATATTGCGCCAGTGCTGGGGTGTTTCCGGCTTTTGGCGTTGATCGCTGGCAGCAGATACAAGATGGCGCAAACGCCGAGGGAGATGAATGATGTGACAGTTGCCGTGGTAGTCATGCAGACCTCCTTGTGAATGCCGGAAATCTACCACTATCACGCCAAGGCTCAAAACGACGCTACCTCCCCCGATCTATGACTCCATTCAGTTGGACCTCTCAAGGCGTCGTACTCGCGCTCGCATTGCTGACCGGCAATCGTAGCTTGGTCATAAGCTTTCGCCAGTTCTCCCGCTCGAGCATCAGCCCGTGCGAGCAGGTCGGAGAGCACCATGGCGGCGCGGGTGGCTGTCTCGCCTCGGGCGACAGCGGCGGTATCCGTGCTGGGGCAACTGACGGCGGCAGCGAGCTGGCTGGCGTCAGTGCGCAGCCGCTGGCCAGCAGCATCGGCGTCAGCAGCGCCAGCATCAGCAATCGTTCTTTCTTCATGGGCCTTTAGCCTCGCCTCTTGCTGCGCATTTGCGCTCCGGTGTTCTTCTTTACGCGCCGCACGTTCGCCAATCACTTCGGCGAGTCGATCGCCGCTGTCCCGCTTCGCTGATTGCTGGCCGGCCTGGGCAAGCTCCACCGAGCGACCGTGCTCGTAGGCCGCCCAATGGGAAACCAGCAGCACCAACCCAGCAGCAGCCCCAAGCCACGGGCTCATGATGCCAGGGCTCGACGCACACCCTCGTCGATCACTTCAGCTTTGTAGGGGTTGCCGCCGTTCTCGTGGAAGATGATGCCCACCACAGCCTCACGTAGCACCTGCGGCTTGGAAATGTCGATGGAGTCGCGCACGCCCACGCCGAGGCGCTTGGCGATGGCCTGCGCATACGCCAGGGTGTTGTTCTCGCTGGATGGCGCCCAGCGGCTGATGAACTCCAGCGGGGTATCGATGCCAGGGCGTCCTACACCCGGCATGCCGTCTTTTCCTCGGTAGTTGAGCAGCAGCTTACCCAATGCTCGAATGCCGTTTTCAGGACGGTCGAAGCGCGCGAATCGCGGTTTGGCAACGCCTACCTCCACGCCGACCTGGCCCTGCCAGGCATTGCGCGGGTTGAAATCAATGTTGCCAGGGTTGTTGTTGCGAATTCCGCGAGGAATGTTCATATTACTCTCCAAAAAAAATCTAGACATAACAAGCCATTAGACATTAACTTCAAAGGATTTGATAATGAGCCCTGACATATCAACCATAAGCGAGCAAAGGGCTGAAAACTGCAGAGCAGTTGGAAGTTACTCTCTTGTGACAGTAATTAATAACCCCATAATTAATCCAGGCGAAACAATCACCATCGATCAATACATAAGTGGGTACGGTTTAGGTTCTGGCGTGAAGGTTGTCCATTACCCTTCCTCAGATGTTTTTGACGTAAAAAACTCTTACGTATCATTCAACCCAAAATTTAACGGAGACGATCCAATTACATGGGGAGGGATTCAGGGGCAGCCCGATGAAACCGGAGGAACTCTTATCATGGGCCCCATGTATAGGACTGGATCCGGGGAGCTAGTGACATTCTGCGACGCCGATGCCAACTCGAATAGAAACAGCATAATCACAGAGAGAAAACTTGGCGAGAAACCTCCATTTCACTACCTTTTTAAAACCAAAAATACCGCAAAGCCAGGACCATACAAAATATCATTTGTCTTCACATATTTTAACGGAGAAAACTGGCAATCCTCTACAGAAACTGTGGAATTTAAGATTCAGAATTATTTCGAGAAATACAACACAGTAATTTCCATACTTGCAGCCGCAGCGCTGATCACAACCATATTTAGTGACGGAGTAATCCCAACTACTAGTTCGCTATGGAATTTTGCGAAAGAAGTTCCTTCAGAAATAGCTTTCGCCACAGCCTCTATTTTCTTAATCGGCGTAAATGAGCTGTTAGCATACAGCCCTCGCGTGGGAGGCTATTTTGCCTCTAGGTAAGACAGCCTTTTCTCGAGGCGAATTTGAGTTCGGCGTAATAGGGCTGCCTCCATCGCCAGCGCCTCCTCGTACCTGACGCTGTAGCAGCTTCCGGCCTCTCTGGCCGCGCTTATCACGTTGCCCTCTTCGTCCACCTCGGCCGGTTTGGGTTCCCACGTGTCGCGGCAGAGCAAACCATACTCAAACGCATCCAGCCCACGAGCAGCAAAGGCCTCTTCGATCTGCTGTGCGATAAATCCTATGTGCCAGCGAGCCTTTTCTTCTGTTCCAGCTTTTCTCGCGATGTCGACCTTGAATTTGTATCGCGAGTATTCAACAGCCTCCCAGGCGTCAAGAACGTCATCGGGTATCGCAGTTATTTCATCCTTCATCCAACGATCAGAAGAAACAATCGGGGCCGTTCCGAAGTACCCGGTCGCCCAGCGATTCGTTGCACGCCCCAGAGGGGTGTCGTTATCTGATTCCGAGTAGAGCCCGGTTGTGCTGGAACGGAAGTGGAACTTGGTGGTGTAGGTGCCTGAGCCAGATGGATCATGGCCTACCTGGAAATCATCGCCGCCGCTTGTAGTGATGAACCTAACGCCTGCTCCGCTGGCCATTGCGATAGACCGGTATTCAGCATTGAATGCGCCGCCCTCACGGTATGAAGATCCATCTAGGAGAAGGCCGCCAGCGCGGTAGGTCAAGGGCCCAGCTACGTTGCCAGCGAGGTTTGCGCCCGTGTGGTTAACAAAGCTGTTCTCAGTGGCGCGAAGTCCGTATTGGGCGCTACCGCTTACAGTGCAATTGGGAGCCCTCACACTACTGTTGAAGTTTGCGTCTATTCCGTAACCAGCGCTATTCAATATTTTCGAGTTGTCGCAGTAAACCGTAGACCCATACAGAGCAGTCACGCCATTGGCATTGTCAGTGATCAATGATCTGACGAACTGGGCCACCCCATTCTCTACAATATTCGCGCCTGCACCTAAGCAGTTGGCCATGATTCCGTCATCGAAGGAGATCATGCCAGACTGAGTGGCTGATATAGCAGAACCTCCATGCCCTCCTGAATACGATGAACTTGAAGCATAAGCTGACCCGCCAAGATCAACAATTAAACCATCGAGAAAACACCCGGCAGTCGAAATATGCTTGAACCTGCCAGCGGCACCCGTGGAAATATAGAACCCACGCCTTTTGTTGTTGCATGATGCAACAAAATCTCCCCAAAATGTTCCTCCGGCCTCGCAAACGATACCCTGCTGGTCGAATCCATACACTCCAAAATAGCGACCTGCGCTGACATGCCCACCCGATACTCCTATAGGATTGACGTTATCCAGCTTCCCATTGTTTGCAATTGTTTGCGAACCAATCACCGCGCCGTGGGTGCCTTTCTCTGTGCCAACCACATTTGTGCTGCTCCAATATTCATCAGAGTTGCCAGTTACCACCAGAGCGGAGATCTCGCCGAGGGTGGATTCTGGAACAACTAGCGCATCACAGTTCTTGAAGTGCAGATTCGTTCGAACTACACCTGACTCGCTAGAAGTGATAGCGTTAGCTGGAAAGGCGCTTTTCCGGTGCGTGTTTCGAACAACCACTCTCGAATTTAACTGATCAACAGCAATAATTGGCCAGGTTCCACGGTGGGAGTAATGATGTCCGGTGCCGAATGTGGTGTCCGTATGCAGGAAATGGCCTACAGCAACCCCCTCAACTGAGCTAAGTGATAGAGTTACGTCGTAGGCGCCGGCTGACCCAGTAACGCCAACTTGGCCGGTGATGGAAACAGGGATCGGCGTCGCGCCTCGAATAGTTACATTTTGCCCCCCTTCGACGCGATAAAGAAGTGGCGAGGTGTGATCAAAAGTTCCCTCAGCGTAGTTCACGACAAGTGAACCACAAACCCTGAGTCTTGACATCAAGGACCTGATTGCTTCGGCCTGAAACTGATTCGTGACGTTAACCTGCCAGTCACCATCAGTGATCTTCACAGTCCGCCCTGTATTCGAAGCCAAGACAAATGCAGCGGTATCGTCTGCAATACCATTGCCTACAGCGCCCTCAAACTGCCTGATTGAGACTTCGTCGCGATAGCTGCTAAGAACAGTCCTTGGAGTAGATCCGGCCCAATCCTGCTGAAGCCATACCAAGCCTCCTCCGGCTGGGCTGCCAAGCTCTTGACGAAGCGCGGCATCCCCGACTGCAACGAAATGAATTGACTCATCAAACCATATTCCATTGGTGGTATACGGAATTTCGACGGTCGCAGCTATTCGATAGTACTCACCGTCCTTACGGATAATCTGGTTCCGCCGTGTGACCAGGATGCCAGCAGCGTAATCACCAATGTCTTGGTACCCGGAGCTTAACAAGAATTGCTGGAACTGCTCACCGCGCAGATCCTGAGACTGGCTGAAATCGATCTCCATACCAGCTAGAGATTTACGTAGCCTGCCTTTCCTGTCTTTCCAAGTAGCTGAATCACCGTTTGCAGCCAAATCGAAATTGGCGGAATTATCAAACAGATCGCGCGGGTCGCTTGAGCCATTTGGCTCGACAGCATTGCCGGTGTTGTATCTCATGGTCATTTCGCTCGAGGCATGAGCCGCCGGCACCGCAGAAGATGCGATGCCCAGCGCGCTGACTTTAATCAATTGCCGGCGATTAATTTTCATGACCATACCTCTATTTGAGATGATCATAATTATACCGGCGGTATTCGGTAAGGGTTCAAACGTCCGGGAATTGGTCGTCGTAGGTGTATACGCGGGCGTCGTAGGGCATGCCCTTCATCGCCACATTGCCGTTGGCTGGATCAGAGCTGGTGATCAGCACCGGGTACGCCCAGCGCACTGCCGGTCCAAACAGGATGTGCGGCGGTTCAAGCGGGCCGTTGACCAGTGGCGTGAAGTCGATTGCGTCGACCCTGGCGATGTAGTCGTCGATTTGCGTAGCAACCCAAGGTCCAGACAGTTCGCCGTCAAGCATCCGCAGGCCAAGCCAATGCTCTCCGCCTGCGCTGAAGTCGAGCGGTTCGGATGAGTGCAGGTATGTCCCGGTGCCAGTTACCTGGAAATCCACTAGGATTGCGCTCTGGCATCGCTTTGGAGCGTCATCCGCCACCACCGCGAACCCAAGGTATCCGCTATTCCGGCCATCCATCTCGGTTTCCCAAGTGTATGTGTCGGTGCGGAACTTCTGGTGTCCACGCCGGCGCATGCCGAAACGCCAAGCCCTGGTTTCATCACTGAAGCCGGGCATCTTGACCTTCTCGACCTTGAGGCCAAGGTCTCCAGGCCACCGGCACGGTACTGTCTCCCAGGCCCAAGTCTCGCGAGAGAAATACTCCACATCCACGCCGTCGAAGTCGTTGATCGACGGCATAGGGCCGCTGATCCTGATCATCTTGGTCATGTTTTGCGGTGAGTAAGTCTGAGTTTTAGGACCGTAGCGAATGCCCTCATACATCGGCCTGGCCTGGTCACGCACGGGGCGCAGTAGGCCCCGGAAGGTCACCAGCTCACCAAAACCGCACGCCAGGGCATTGTTGATCATGTCCTTGACGGTGATCGTCGAATCCAGTGTCTCGTCGTAGGTGTCGCCGCGGGCCACGCAGATACTGTGGAAGGCCTGCCACTCGGGCAGATCCAGGTCATCGTCGGTGTAGCCGCGCTGCTTTAACTGGTAAATGCACCATGGCACGATGTCACGGGTTGGCCCGGTACCGCCCTCCATAAGCGGCAGAATGCGAGTTGCTTCGACGCTGACCTGACTCTCTGACTGAGCCGACAGCCTGTCACCACCCCGAATCACGCAAGTCATGACAGTCAAGCCTGGATAGCTTGTGGGAGAGTTCTGCATCTTCCCGCGCAGATCGGTCCAGGTCGCATCGTCTCGGGCCTCATCGTTGATTCGTCCGGGACGGTCAACATACTGCTTGCGAATCCGTGCTTCGGCGCGCATTGGGTATGGAAGAGTCACCCGTTCGGTAAAGCCCTGGGCATCCAAGGAGCCACCGACGTTCATCTTCTCGATGACCGTCCACGCCCCGGCCACGTCCATATCTCGATACTCGAAGACGTAGTAGGTCGGAATTTCGTAGATCTGCCCCTCTCGACCGATGCCACAAAGGCCGCTCGAGTAGGTCACAGACCACTCGATTTCGGTAATCTTTTCGCCTTCCGGGCAGCATGCGATCGGCCCTCGGTAACCACCCTGCAGGTTTGAGGCATCCAGCGTAATCAGGCCATTGACGGTCTGCATGCTGTCAAAGCCAGGCCAAGCAGTGTCGGCGGCGCCTGAAGAAGTCAGGCGTTCGACCTCTACTAAGGTGCTGCTGAATGTGGTGATACGGTACCGAAGGCCGCGCGGGCCGATAGTAGCCATGCCCTGCCCAAGCGCCAGTCCTACCACGGGGGATCCGCCGTCGTAGTTCAGCGTCATCTCCGCTGGTTGAGCCGGCGTGCCACCAGTCGTAGGCGTTCCCGTCACCCCAACTGGCGCAGACCCAAGAACAGTCGAGGCCCCGGATGCCGTTATAGGCATGCCGAAGAACGGTGTGAGCTCTACGAAACGAACCACACCCGACGATTGCTGAGCCAGTATCGGGACCCCAGTGAGCTGCACATTCAGTGCGGTCACCAGGCCAGCCAAATCCGTCGTAGCGGTGTTCAGCGTCACTGGGTAGGTCGTACCTGCATGCGAAATCGTGAAGCCGAGAGGCGTGACGTTGAAGTCGTAACGGCTGGGTGCTGCAGAGCCCGTCAACGTCGACGCTAAACCCGGGTCAGCTGGAACAGCAGGAACGGCCGGCGTGAAGCTGTGCACCACATACATGCCGGCGTTCGCACCTGCCACCTCGATCAGCATGCCAGGGCTTGGGTTCAACATTTCCAACGGGCCACGGACGATGTCACGGTCCGAGCCGCCGTCGACCACCTCGTAGGTGTACGGCGCCACAGCGCGAATGATGACTCCACTGGCCCAGTCTTCCGGGAATTGCCCGGCACCCGCAGGCACGCTGATCGTGTCACCCACGAACTGATACGCAGAAGCGGTGGCGGACCTAGTGAGATCCGTGGCCATAGTCAATTCGAGGCCCGACGATCCGCTCGAACTTGCGCCAACTTCTGGTGCGTTAAACCAGTTGATGTGGGCAGGGTCGCCAGAGATATCAGCCCCGGGACCATACACGCGCACAACAGCATCAGCCCCAAGCGAGATCAGAGGCGTCTCGCCGACCTTCCGCTTGGCCGCCGGCAGATCGTACTCGCCCTCGCCTACGTACAGCAGCATTTCCACGCGCTGGTCACGAGGGCCGGCGAAGTATCGCCGAGGCTGAGACAGGTAGGCTGGATATACCCGCTGATGACCGGCGATCTGACGAACCGGGTCGCCAAGTTTCACCTTGTTGCCCTTAGCGCTGGCCTCCATCAATGGATCACCCTGCTGCGATCCAGCAGTGGACGGCATACCTGGCATCTTCGGCATCATGGCCTTGAGCGCGGCCTGCCCCCCCTTGAACAGCGCGAAGGTTATGGACACTGGGTCCGTCCCTTTGGGCTCCCGGTAGATCTGCACCAGGTGCGAGGGTTTGAACGTCACCCTGTGCCAGTCCGCCTGCTCGATTACCTCATCGTTGAGCACAACACTGATCGGCGGGCTTTCCCGGCGTTCGTAGGACGGGGCCTGCGACTTTAGCCACTCCTCGATCGTCATGCGGCGGTCGGTCGTCCAGGTGCAGATCGGCGCCGTATCAGAAAGCTTGTTCGGATAGAACTCGACGGTCACGGTAATACACCACCTTAGGGTGAGCGGCTTCAAACTCGCCGGTTGTCCGGAGGCAGGCGCCTCCGGGATTTGTGTCCAGCACCTTCAGCCGTCCTTCGCTCACCAGGACCGTGCCAACATGCAGAAGCGCTGTTCCTCGCAGCACCGCAGCAATGGCACCCGGCTCAGGAGGGCACTCCTCCATTGCGCTGCGGAGGCTGCGGTAAGCCTTGGTGTTTTCGCGGATCTTGCCCTTTCCAACCGCCCCCAAGGACGGGAGCCATGGCAGGCCAAATAGGTCGTGACGGATCGCCCTGCACAGCCCCCAGCAATCAAAGGCAATAGGACCCCGTGCACCCTCGCGATACGGGGCGCGCATAAATTTTTCGATCATAGTCAGACGTACTTCAGGCCAGGTGCCAGCGTGGTGGTCAGGATGGTGCGCAGACCGTTGGTGTTGAGCAGGTCGAAGAATCCGGCGGTGAGTTTTGCCACTCCGCCGTCGTATTCACGGCTCAGCAGCGTCATGCGATAACGCTCTTGCGGGAATGAGAGATCTTCAGCCAGGTAGATGCGGACGGTGATGATGAAGCGATTGTCAGCCGCCTTGGCTGCCTCGACGACTTCCTGCACCTCTCCAGTGACATTGTCCAGGCCGAGAACCAGACTCTGAAACGCGCTGTTGTCGTTCCGGGGCAGAGCCAGATCCATTGCCATGGCGATAAACAGGAGTGTGCGACCATCCTCTGTTGTGCAGATCCGATCCTCGTAACCCGAGCAGTAGAGGTGCGAGGTGGGGCTACCCTCCTCACGGCCTTCAACAGTGACGACCAGCTCCCCCTTCCCAGAGGCGTAGCACTCCTCGATCAGGCTCATGCTTCAGGCCACTCCTTGTTCACAGCCAAGTCGATGATGTTCATTCCAAACCAGAGCTCTGGGAACAGCTCCCAGCCCTCCGGTATCAGCGGCTTGCGCTTCAGCATCAGCCGGAACGAATATCGCCAGAATGAAAGCTGGACCAAGGTCGGCCCGCTGTAGATCTGGCCAAATTGGACCTCATGCATTTCGACCGTGCCGTCGATCTGCAGCGGGCAGTTGAACCACTCAATCCCCTCATTGAGCACCCTCGAATACCAGGCCTCGAAGAAAGCCTTCTGCTTCGCGTTGAAAATTAACGTCGCATTTACGTACAGAGGAACGCTGCGGTGCATGATCCTGGATCTGACACGTCCAGTTACCATGGGCGTCCTGGACACTGGGTCCTGGGTGTCAAGTGCATAGCCGTCCTGCAGCGGGATCGGCAGCTGTTTCGGATAATCGATGGAAGCCATTGATCAACTGCCTCGTCTCGTCAGCCCGTAGGCCTCTTCAATGGCTCGGGAGCGTTCGCCACCGCCCCAAATGTCTGCCACAAAAACGTCAACTTGCTCTCGACCGTCAGGAAGCGTTCGGGTCTCGACTGACCCAGCCTTATTGCGATCGCCGATCAGGTTAACGACAGTGCCGCCCCCGGCCTGCTTAGACCTAACGTCCTCAAGGGTCTTGTCCAGCTTTGCGCTGGTCGAAGCGGTCGTGACCCGCTCGCCCTTCTGCAGCAGCCACGTGCCATCTTCAGGAACAGAGTCGATGCCGTCATGCGCCATACCGGCCAAAGCAGCGCTGGCAACACCGGCAACCATGGGCGCGGTGATGCCAGCAGCCGTGGCAGCCGCGCCAGGTGCAAGGAAGGGCCCGACAATTGGGATGGCGGCAGTACTGGCGAACGCGGCCAACTGGGCCTGGAACGAAGTAGCCTGCGCATTGGCGATCAGCGTGGTTGCAGCGCTAGCCTGGGTGGCTTTGCCGGCCACCAGCTGAACAGCCTGGTAAACCAGCCACTGCGCAGCCATCTGGGCCAGAGCATTGATAATGCTTTTGGCCATAGTCGAGGCCACGTTAACGAACGCATCACCCAGGCTTTCCGATTCAAGGATCATCGAGGCGATACCATCGCCAACCGCACTGGTCATGGCGTCCAGAGTGCTGGCCGTAAAGTCAGCGGCTTGCTGCTGATAATCCACCGCCGCGTCTCGATAGTTCTCCCAAGCGGAAGAAACCCCGTCCAACCAGTTGTTCTGCGCCTCGTCCTGCCGGGCGTAGTAGTCCTGCTGGATCTCCATTCGCTCTTCAAGCGCCTGGCGAAGAAGCTCGGTTTCCTGCTTGTACAGTTCCTCGCTGATGTCACCGCCGTTATATTGCCTCTGGAGGTCGGTCAGTTGCTTGTTGAATTCTTGCTGGATGGCAAGGTCAGCCTTCAGGCGCTCTTTGAGCTTGTCACCACTGCCAGAACCAGCAAGCTCAATCTCGAAGCCCATGCGAGCGGTTTGATTACCCTCATCCAGTGCCGCGCCGAATGACCGGGCTTTGGCCGCATCCTCGTTGGCTTGTTTGAGCTTCTGCAGGCGATCAAGCTCATCAGCCAGGCCTTTAAGCCGCTCTTGCTGCTGTGCATTGATACCCACCAGCTTTCCCGACTCGATCTCGAACTGGAGCTTGGCCACCTCAGTGGCTTTCTTCCGGGCGTCAGCACTGGTATTGATGAGCGCGATCTGTCGTTGATAGTCGGTGATCGCATCGGCGCCGCGCTTTCTTGTCGCCGATTCGGCGTTGGCAGCTGCGATTGCGGCGCGCTTCGCTTCCTCTCCCCGCTTTTTATCAGCATCGGCAGCTGCCTCGCTTGCATCCAGCGTCTTGGCCTTGGCTATGAGAAGGTCTGCCTCGCCGTCCTTTAATCCGGTGATAAGACCTGCGCCTATTCGAGCCGAGAGCTTGTCGGCGTTCGTCTTCTTCCCAGACAGCAATATCTGCTCGTCCAGGGTCTTGGCCAGGTCGCGGTATGCCTTGGACTGCTCGATCACCGGGCCGGCGGCCAGGATCCCGTTGAGAATGTTGATCTGCTCGCCGAATGCCTCAACCTTCTGGCGCGCGGTGTCGAGTTCGCCTTGCGCTGCGATGAGGGATTCATTCCACTCCCGCTGCCGAGCATCAGTTGGATGTTCGCGCAGAAGTCGTTGGTACTGGTTGACTGCACTTTCTGCATCAATGGCGCGCAGCTGCGCATCAAGGAGGTCTTTGTTGATCTCCTGAAGTGCCGCGGCGGCCTGGTTCTTGGTGAATCCATCGAACGATTGGGTGAGTAGGTCAACCTTGTTCGTCAAGGTCGAGGCCGTCTCGTCTGCATCGTCACCACTTAGGGCGAAATAGGCCAGTGCACTAGCAGCCAGCAGCACCACTCCCGTTGGACCGCCAAGTAGTGCCATGGCCGCAGACGCACCGCGAGCTGCAACACCAACGCTCACGATGCCAGCAGCGGCGCCTGGCGCAATGCCGGCCATTCTGGCAAGCGCCAGTTGGTAGCGTATGGCCTCAACCTGTCCAGCAGCGAACGCCAGCGTAGTGCCCACAACGCTCGCAGCGAGCCGAGTCGCTAGGATAACAGCCAGCGCAGATGCAGCCTGAGCTGTGAGGTTAATGGCCGTCTTGGCCTCCGGTGAGGAAAGAACGTCGTTCAGTGCCTCGATAGCGCTCTTGGCCGCATCGAGACTGCCCTCACCCGTGAGCAGACCTGAAACCGTGTTGCGCAGGCCATCGATTGCGCCGCCGAAAGTATCCCGGGCCGCCGCGGCTGCACCGCTGTAGGACTCTTCAAGGGAGTTAAGAATGATGCCCTGAGCGCTCGCTACATCTCCCGTGGACTCGAACGACTCCGCCAGCTTCTTCTGTTCCTCCGTGAAGCGGAAGCCTTGCTTACTTAGGGATGTGAGACCCTGCGATGGTACGTCCAGCGCACGGCCAATAGTTTCCGCAGCCTGCTGCACGGTCATGCCGGTACGCGCCGCCATGTCTGCCGCCGCCTGAAGGGCACGGGTAAATTGGTTACCGACTACGCCGGTGAAAGCCAGCAGCGCGGTCTGCGCCTGGTTGATATCGCCGCCGGAGAATGTCGTCGCCTTCTCCATGGCATCGGCCATTTCGTTCAACTGGTCGCGGTTAAAGCCGGCAGCCTCGCCCGTCGAGCGAAGCACGGCCGCCAACTGAGCCTGCTCTTTCTCCGCAGCCTGCGTCTCAGCAATGAAGGCAGTGAAGATCGCGCCCACAGAAAGACCAGCAACAGCACCAGCCACTACTTCGCCAAGGGCCTCCCAGGCAAGGGCCGCAACATCAGCTGACTCCGCGATCGCCTTGCCTGATTTGCGCGCGGACGCCTCAGCCTTATCCATTGGCCCCGTGAATCCACCGATTCTCGCAATCAGGTCGAGAGTCAAAGTTCCTAACGTGCTGGCCATTAACAATCTCCAGATACAAAAAAACCCGCTTTAAGCGGGCTTTTTTCAATGACGTCTCTACTGACAGTTACTCAGCCAGTCATCTGAAAAACCTTCGTCTCCAGATTCAATTTTCAACGACCCTCGCACCGACTCGTATATGTATCGCCTTTTCCCCGTATACCCGCCAAAACTGTTTTTTGCGTTAACGGTTCCGCAAACGTAAATTGTTCCGTCCGCCATATAAGCTCTAGCCAACCCAAAATCTGCGCTTTCAGGATCCTTTAGATTCTGCCTGATAGCTGTCAATGCATTGGCTATTGCTCTGTTCTCTTTAGACGTTTTAGGGTCCTTCACCCCGATGAAATTGCTGCCGATTAGATACGCACCGGACACAGCCACGGAAAAAACCAGCACATACCCAACCGCTTTTCTCATTACTGCGAAGGCTGGATGAGCTTGGCAACTCGGGCAAACAGTATCTTCAACAGGGTAGAACGCAGAGCATTTCCAGCATTTTTTGGTCTTCATGACGCCTCACTCCAAGTGAACGCCAAGCAATCTACCACCGCTGCTGGAACACCAAAAACCACAACGACCCTAAACCGTCGTTCACGCCCAGCTCGCAAGCGCTTCTTCAAGAGTCATTTCAGGCTCAGGCTCATGTGGCATGAAGTCGTAGATCTTGTACTTGACCTTGTCTGAGTTCTTGTTGGCGTATAGGGTCGCCAGCAGTGCAAAGCCGCGCTCGATGCGCATGCCCAGGTTGAGCGAGCCACGCTTGTTCCGGTACGCCGCCCACCGCCTGAACTCGGGCAGGCTCACTCGCTCTCGGGATTCAGCGATGGTGCATCCGAGGGTGATGGCGAGCTCGTGCTCGAGTTCGTCGAATTCGGTGAGCTCTGAGTCTTTCCCGGGTTGTTGACCTCGCCAATCGCGGAAAGCAGTGCGACGGTCAGGTTGCCGTCGAGCGCGCCGCGATCCGGGTCTGCCTCGCCGGTGATATCACCGATCTTGAAGATCGGCTGTCCGGCTTCGTCGCAAATGCAAGAGGCAATACGGCCAGCGACCCCGTCATGCTTTCCAGCAACAGCAATGAGATCGCTCACCGCCGACTGGTAGCCGAGCAAGCGGACGTACACGGTGGCAGTGTATTCCTGGGTGCCCTGCTTCCAGGTGATGGTCTTTTCGACCGGCGCGCCGGTGAAAGCGCCTACTTCCTTGAGGTTCTGGATACTGAGTTTCATGGCCTACCCTTATGCAGTCTTGCGGATCCAGGCGGAACCGCCAGATCGCTGGATGGTTGCAGCAGTGGTGACGACGGCGTTAGCAGCGAAGTCAAACGGGAAGTCCGAGACGTAGCCGTCGAAGAGGAACCAGGTGCGGGTGGGCGGCAGAACGAAGTCATCACCCTCGCCAAGCACTGCAGTGGCGGCTGCGCCAGTACCTCCGCCGCCGGTCAATGCGATCGTCGGCGCCGTGGTGTATCCAGCACCTGCGTTGGTGATGTTGAACCCGGTCACTTCGCCACCGGAAATAATCGCTGTAGCCGTTGCGCCGGTACCCCCGCCGCCGGTGATCGCCACGGCTGGGGCTGTGGTGTATCCGGTACCACCAGCGCCAAGACTGATCGCGGCCAACGCGCCGGAAGTGCCGACTGTAGGCGCGATGCCTTTGCCGTCAGACCAGCCCACTACCCAGCGAATGCTTTCAATCGAATCGTCCTCGGAGAGCTGATGCAGCCGAACGTGCGAGGCATTGCGCGGATCCGCGTTGAGGCTCAGGGTTGCCTGGCCTGGGGTGCGCAGGCCGCGCATGTAGCTGCGCACCGTCTCGCTCAGGCAAGTAGTTTCGATCTGGTCGGCTGGGTTGCCGCCAGGGCTGAACGCGGTAGCGCACTCGACCTCCATTACTTCGAAGATCGACGGGTTACCTGCAGTAGGCACCAGGGCGTAGACCTGGGTCCCTTGGGACAGAATCGACATGGCGTTCTCCAAATGTCGGGCAAAAGAAAACCCGCACTTGGCGGGCTTGGGTCTGGATGTGCTACTTCAGCGCGGGACTTTCCAATCAACATCAAACCCGGCGCGGTAGTTTTTGGTTACCGGGTCTCGTCCTTCGACGCCGTATCGAGTGAGGTATGCATCAAGCTCAATTGCGTCACGAATAGCGGCGCGGACGCGTCTAGCAGAAGTGCCTGTCGTGGCGTATACGTCGACCTGCAGGGTGAAGCCGTCAATATCAGGCCTGCCCGCCAAGTAGTTCTCAGGGCTACCCGATATCACCTGCCAGACTGCATAAGGCTTGGCCACGCCCTCGGGAGCTTCGCCAAACGAATAGAGCCGGGTTTCCACACCACTACCAATCAGCGCGCCGACGGCGGCATTCTTCGAGCAAATCTCAAAAATGGGGGCGCTCATCAGGCCGATTCCCCCTTCTTGGCGGCGCGCTTGATAGCGCGATCGATGGCTTTTTCGTACTCAGTGATGAAGGTGCCGGTTATCTCGCTGATGTTGTCGGCCAATGCTGGACGCATGAATGGCGCCGCTGCCATCGCTTCCGTACCGAACTCCAGAAGACGCCAGTGCGGGGTTGGAGCGTTAGCGCTCAAGTCCCCGCCATCAGCGAGGACTGCGCCGTGCATGACCCCGATACGGAACCCCAGATCACCGCTGCGTTTGAACAGGCGTCCATTCCAGCGAACGGCAATGTTGTCCGATATCGAACGGCCGGTGTCCTTGTCATCCAGTCGTTCGGCGCCCTGCTTTGCCTTGTCGGCAAGCACGTTCGCAGCGCGGCGCAGCGAAGCACGACCACCTTTTCGCTTCGTTTCGTACTTCACGCTCTCAAGCTTGGCGAGCAGACTGTCGAGGCCCAGAAGGCTGAACTGTACTGTTTCAGCCATCCTTCACCCCCTTTGATACCAGAATCGTTAGGTACTCAAGGCCTGAATTCGCGTCCTCCAGCGGCGGCCCTTCGATGCTGAGCACCTCCCCACGGTAGATAATCCGCATCGTCGGCAAGACGCCAGTTCGATATCGGATAATCACACGCGCGGTGGCCGTGGACTGAGCAGCTTTAGCGGCTACCAGGTCACGGGCAGAAAGAGACTCAACCCTGGCCGGGCACCTCGGCCACTTCGTCACCCAGTCAGGCTCACCGAACTCACCGCTTTCTTCGTCGCGGACGGCGACGAACTCCTCGATGTCGATACGGTGCCGGAGCTTTCCGGCCTGCATCACACACCCATCCGGATGCGGTAGGGCATCAACAGATGCTGGGACGCCAGCGGCAGCTCGGTGGCAATGGTGCCGGTGACGACATCCTCGCGGTTGGCGAACAGGTGGCCAAGTTTCAGCAAGCAGGCCGCCTGAATCGCAGGATTGAGCACCATGCCGTAGGCGATGGAGTCAGCCTGGTCATAAGCCTCGGCCAGCGCCTGGCGGGCGTGATCGAGCAGGCGGCAGCGCAAGGTGTGGTCCTGCTCTGCCTCCGCAGCAGAAATCGCCGCCGCGTTCGCTTCCCTGGCTTGCTGCATGGCAGCCGATACGCCGGTGCGGGCCTGATCGAGAGCCACCTGGTCTAGGTAAAAACGACGGTTGAGGAACTGCATCGCCGCCTCCTCCGCCGCATCGAGCTGCGCCTGGACCAGAGCTTCGTCATCAGGTTCGGCCAGCAGGTGATGCATGGCAATGTCGATGGCAATGACAGACATGGTCAGTCAGCCTTCTTTTTGGCAGCGGCCTTGGGCTTGGTATCAGTGGAAACCGATGCCGAAGTGGTTGCGGCCGGTGAAGCATCACCAAGCGTCAGGTCGACCAGCGCCTCACCGTCGCCTTCATGCTTCTCCGCGTACCCCTTCTGGATGAGCTCGCGGCCGTGCTGCTCATCGGTGATGAACGGGCTTCCCTCAACCAAGGTTTTCCCACCCAGGTAGAGTGGCTTCAAGGTCTTCATCTTCATGACAGCCTCCAGCGGGCCGCCGCGCGGGCGGCCCATTCAGGTCAAGGGGTGGTCGGAGCGGTGAAATTGCCGTAGATGAAGGCCTCAGGGCGCTTCACCGCCAGCGCAACACGCTCCTCGCAGCGGATCGAGATCATGTTCTTCTCGAAGTCATCGGCGTTCTCGGTCGAGATCACCACGTTGGCGTCCTCGCGATCGAACAGCTGAGCGCCAGTCTGGAAGGCGCCGGTCAGGAACTTGCCCTGGAACGCGGCGATCTCGGTGGCAACGACCGGCAGGCCCCACAGCAGCGGACCGGTCAGGCCCAGCGGGTTGGCCAGGATGTAGCGGCCAAGGGTGTCCTTGGTCAGTTCGATCTTCGCCCAGTCGATGAAGTGCAGAACGTGGCCCGAGGCAGGCAGGCGCGCCAGCTGAGCCTGCAGCATGGCCAGACGCAGGTCATCGATACCGGACTGCTGGTCGACTTCGAACGCCGCCGCGAAAGCGGTGGCTTGCGGAACGATGCCATGCAGATGCACGCCAGTGCCGTCACCGAACAGAATTTCCTGCTCTTCGGCGTACTTGAGGCCGTAGCGCATCTCGGTGTCGATGGTGGATTGCAGCTGCGCGAAGTCGTCCAGGATCTGCTTGGACGCCTTGAACATGTGAGCGATGGTGCTCACCGGGGTGATCTTGGTAGCGAACTGGATATCGCTGTAAGGCTTCGCGGTGTTTTCAGCCACGACGCGAGCGGCGTTGGTGAAGCCGGTCTGCTGCACCCAGAAGATCGCGGGAGAGGTGGTTCGGCCCGGGGCAATCAGGTCGCGGATGAACAGGCGCTGCTTCGGCTCGGCATCGATACCAGGCAGGCGCTGCGGCTCGACCACGCCCTCGGCAACGCCAGAGCTGATCAGGGCGGCCTGCACCGGAACGCTCACGCGGCGGTTACCCTCGACGCTGGCTGCGAACTGCTTCAGCGCTTCGCTTTTGATCACGACGCCACCAACGGTGTCGCGAGGGGTGGCAGCGCTGTTGCCAGGGTTGCGCACCAGCTCCTGCTCCATTTCTCCGAGGCGGGCCTTGAGTTGCTTCTCGGCTTCAGTCAGGGAGTTGAACTTGGTGGCCAGCTCATCGACGGTCGCCTTGGTCTCGCTCGACAGAGAACCGGCCTTCTTGGCTTCGGCCAGGGCATTCTCGGCCTGCTTGCTGAATTCGTCGGTCGCCTTCTTCAATTCGGCGGATACGTTTTTCAGCAGATCTGCGGTGGATTCGCTCATGGTTTTGCTCCGGTTTGGATAGCTGCTGCCGAAAACCGCGCGAGTGCGGCTTGTAGGTCGGCGATGGGGTTGGCCAGGTCGGCCGGTGTTTCGGCAGCGTTCTGCTTGCCGGAGCTGGTAGCGCCAGGCGTACCAGCTTTGAGGTCTTGAATCAGTGCGCGCCGGTCGGTGCGCGACATGCCTTGCTTGGCAAGGATCACGTCCAGGCGGCGGGCGGCCACCTGATGAGGCGCGGACGCCTGGGGATCTTCCTGGATGGCATCAGAAGCAAGCAGGCTGTCAGCGAAGCCCGCCTCGATCGCGGCGCTGCCGCCCATCCAGGTCTCTACGTCCATCAGCTTGCGCATCGCCTCCGGCTTGTCGCCGGTGCGAACCGAGTAGATATCGGCCAGGGTTCCGTCGATTTGCTCGAGGAAGTCGGCCACCTCGCGGATCTCGTTCCGATCGCCTGCGGCCATGGTCCAGCTGTTGTGGATCATCAGGAACCCGGCCCGGGCGACCTGGACTTCATCGGCGGCCATCGCAATGAAGGATGCGGCCGAGGCAGCCAGGCCCAGCACCTGGACGGTCACCTTGCCTTTGTGCTCGCGCAGCAAGTTGTAGATGGCCAGGCCTTCGAAGACATCGCCGCCAGGGCTGTTGATCTTCACGGTCACATCGTTGTCGCCGATGGAGCGCAGCGCAGCGCTGATCCGCTTGGCTGTTACGCCTTCGCCAGTCCACCAGTCGAAGCCGATCGGGTCGTACATGGTGATAGTGTTGTCGTCGGTCGCGGCGGCCTTGATCGACGGGTTCCAGCGCTCCAGCGCCATCGGCATGAGATCGCAGTGGATCTGCGCGCGCGGGCGTGCCGCCGGAGCCTCCGGAATGGTCTTCAGTGTCATGAGTTACTCCAGGGTCAGGCTGCTTTGAGCAGTGGTAGCGAGATCAGGGCATGGGCCATCACTGGGCCGTCTGGGTTTCCAGATTCCAGCGCCTTGGACGCCAGGTCGAATGCATCACTGATCGCCCCCTTGTCACCGCTCTGGTTGGCAGCGGCGATGCGCAACATGAATGAGGTGGCCGCCGGCGACATGCCAGCGGACTGCTTGCCCAGCTGATCGAGCGGGACAAGCGCTGATTGCACGGTGAAGGTATCGCCACCCGGGATCGGTGCCAGGTTTTCGAGGCGGCGTACTTCATTCCGGCTCATCCAGCCATTTTGCAGGGCCGTGTTGTACCAGGCGCCGCGGCCGGCGCTGTCAGCGCGCAGCAGGCCCTCTACGGCGAATTCAGCAAAGAACTCATCGGCATCAACCTCACCGATTAGGCATCGGGTGATTTCCTGTTCGATGTTGACGAGCAATGGCCGCAGGCTGTTGGTCAGAAAGTGCAGGTTCTGCGCCTCAACCGAGCTGGCCCAGCTGGACTGCTTATCCATGTGCCCCACCATGAACGGCGGCACGCGGAACCATCGGCAGATTTCTTCAACGTTGAACGACCGAGACTCCAGCATCTGGGCCGCCTCAGGGTTCATCGTTATGCCCTGGTACTTCATGCCGGCCTCGGCCACCATGATCTTGCCGGCGTTCCTGGACCCCATGAAGGCGCCAAGGCTTGCCCTCAGCTGCTCACGCTGCTCAGGCTTCAGTAGCGTGTCGCTGCTGAGGATGCCTGAGGCCTGCATGCCCTGGGCAAACACCTTCGCAGCGGCCTCCTCAGCCGACATGGCCGAGCCGAAAATGTCACGGCCTGTAGTCACGGGGAGCATGCCGCACACACCATCCAGGCCAAACCCACGGATGTGCATCAGGCTCTTTTCGGGGATGTCCCGGTCAGTACCGTTTTCAACGTATGTGTACTTGAGCCTACCGTTTTCCTGCCGCTTCACCTTCATGCACTGAGGCAGCAGCGGCACCAGTGCGACCAGGCGGTTGCCAATGAACTTCTTCTCGACGAAGGCATTGCCTCGAAGGCAGATGCTCGCCACCACCAGCAGCATGAAGCGTTGCGGGGTCATTTCACTGTTTGGCACCCGGCACAGCAGCCGGAACAGCGGGTGATCCTTGGCGGTTTCACGCGACCCGTCGGGCATGCGCCGGTACAGCTTCAGGGGCAAGGTAGAGACCGACTCCGATAGCAGCCGCACGCAGGCCCAGACGGTGGACAGCTGCAGCGCCTTGTCGACCGTGACATGCTGGCCGCTCGCCGAGGTGCCAAACCACTCCTGCCAGAAAGCGCCGTCCTTCAAGCTGATGGGCACACCCAGCCAGTCCAGCACAGCAGACTTGATCCGCCCTGGTTTCTTTTCGCGTGCCATTACAGTCCCACCATAATCGGGTTTTCAAAGAAGCCGCTTGCGTCCGGTTCGCCAGCATTCGCCAGCACTCGCCCGATGGCCATGATCAGCGCGACTGCGCCGTCTATCTTGTTGTCGTCGCCCTGCTTGATCGGGCGCACTACGTCGTCGTTGCCAGGCAGGAACTTCCCGATCACGTTGCCGATACACCAGGTCATGATCGGGTTGCCGTCATGGTGGAACCGGCCAGCGGTGATTGCCGCTTCCAGCTCCTTCATGGCGTCCGACATGTTGGTGTAGTTCTGCGTGATAGTGATCGGGTTGAATCCCTCATCGTCGAGGTCGTGGCTCAGGCCTGTCGCGCCATGCGGGTCAATCGGAGACTCGCGTAGCGGTGCCTGATGATTGGCTTCCTTGGTGTCCTCGAGGATCTCGCGGTAATCAATCTCAGCGCCGTCAGTAACATCCAGGTGCCTGGAGTTGACCCAGGCCTGAAACCGCTCCGACATGCGCTTGTTGTCGGTATTGAATGCCGTGTCGTAAGGCACCCAGAACTTGGGACCGACACTGTAATAGTGGGTCTTGCCATCGATGACTCGCCAAAACAGCCGTGCACGCGAGTTCATGTCGAGCTTGCGAGCCAGGTCGAAGCCAGCAATCCACTCCTGCCCCTCGAATTGCTCCAAGGTCAGGGTCGTGTCTTCGCAGGCCTTCCAGTCCTCCATGTTGAAGAAGCCGGATTTGGCGCTCACCCATAGGTTCAGGTGCTTCGTCTTGAACGTGTTGGTGAAACGAGCGGAGCGGATCGCCCGCGCCTGCTGGCTTTCCAAGTACTCCTGAAACACAGAGATGCCATGGTTGGGGTTGGCCTTGGCCAGCATCTTCGGGTCGGTCCAGTCATCACCTTCATCAAGCGTCCAGATGTACCCGAACAGCTCGTCGTCAGGAACCGTGCCCTCGAGCATCTCGATCACCTGGCGGCGCTTGTCGTAGCATGGTCCTTCGATATCAGCCCCTGCAGTGGTGATGATGAACATCAAGGGCTGTCGGCGCGCGCCCATGCCGGTGAGCATAGTGTCGTACTGCGCCGAGGTTCTGTGCTCGTGGTATTCGTCGACGATGGCACAGCTGGGCGACGCACCGTCGCCAGGGTCGCCGATCAGTGGCTCGAAGCGGCTGAAGTCGGACGGAATGTTCATGTTCGAGGCGTTGACCTCGATGCCAGCAGCCTGGATCAGCATGGGCGACTTGCTCACCATCAGCTTGGCCGGCCGGAAGACCTCCCAGGCCTGTTTCTCGGTCGTCGCTCCGGAGTACACCTCGGCACCAAACTCACCGTCGGCAACGAACATGCTGATGCCCACACCAGCCGCGATCACCGACTTGCCGTTCTTGCGTGGCACCTCCCAGTAACTTTCTCGAAACCGGCGGTGCCCGCCCTTCTTCCTGACCCAGCCGAAGGTGACCGCCATACCGAATAGCTGCCAGGGCTCCAGGCTGATCAGCTGACGCTTGAAGGCCCATTCGCCCTTGGTGTGCGGCAGTAGCTGGATCAGCTTGAGCTTCTTCTCGGCCTTGGCCGGGTCGAACTTGAAGCGAAACCCACGCTTGCGACTTGCGGCCAGATCATCGAAGTGACGCTGAATGGCCAGGTGAATGTATCGGCAGGCTGGTACTTTCCCGCGCAGCACGGAGCGCCCCCACGCCATCGCCTTGTCGACGTTTGGGTGCAGGGCCTTGGTCATCTATGAACTCAGTAGTTGGGCAAATTCGTTGGTGGCTTTTTCTTTATTGCCGCCGATCAGCCGGGTGCGGCTGGACGGATCAAGACCCAGCAGCGAGCCGAAGGTCACCATCTGGCGCATTGTTTCGTTGGCTGCGGTCAATGCTGGGTTCTTTACCGGCCCGCCCGTTGCTCCTGCCACCACGATGCCGTGCTCTTTGATCGACTCCTGGGCCATCCGCCAGTTGTCGTAGGCGGTGCAGAAGGCTTCGACATTGTGCAGATCGGTGAGCGCGACGACGTTCTCGCGCAGCAACTCTGGCAGGATCATCTTCCACATCACCGCGGCCCGCTCGCTCAGCCACTCTGGCGGATCGACATCGGTGATCTTGGAGAACTCCGGCTCAGCGTTATTCAGAGCTCTCTTGCCGGGGTTGCCGGCGAGCTTTTTCTTGGCCGTCGGCTTGGGTTTGCGACCACGGCCGGCGACCGTGGCGGTGCCTCCCATCGCGCAACTCCTGAATTTTTAATTTCGCGGGTGTAAAAAAACGACTGAGGGCGCGGTGTCCGAGCGAAAGGCCCTGAACTTTTGACCCTCCCCCTCCCCGGAAACGAGATTTCGTCTCATTTTCGCCGTTTTCGATCATTTTTTGATCGTTTTCGACTCCCGCTGCGTCTTCGCCTTATGGCAGTCGCGGTTGATCGCCCGAAGGTTGTCGTCATCGTCCGTGCCGCCGTGGGCCAGGGCCACGATGTGGTCAACCTCATGCGCCTCGCGGATGCGACCAAGCTGCGTGCAGTCTTCACACCGACAGAGATACTGGTCTCGCTTCAGGATTCGTTCACGCTTGCGCCGCCACGGGCGACCACCACGCCCTGAACCCTTGCGAGTTGCCCAGGCCTTGGCCTGCTCGGCAGCCAGGTCGGCATGACCATCGCAGTAGCCGTTTGCATTGCGATGCAGCGCACGGCAGCCGTGAGCACGACATGGTCGCTGTGGTCTCATCGGCATGGCGAGCCGTCCAGATAGTGCGTGCGAGGAAGTTCGTCTGGGTCGATAGCTGTATCGTCAGCCAGAGCTTCGATCAGTGCCAGGTTCTGGCTCGCGATCGTCTCCAATAGGCCGGTCTGCTTCTGTTGCTGCTCCAGAACCTGCTGGAGCAAAGAGATTGCTTGCTCGTTCACGCGCGACCCTCATCCACTTGTTGATCCATTCGCGCCGGGCGGCGCATCCGCTACAGGACATCGCCTTCAACAGCCAGGTTGTTTCCGTCAACCGTGAACACGACTGTCAGCCGCACAGGCTGGCCTGGCTAGCTGTGCAAGGTGGTGCTCTGTTGGCTTGGCAGCACAGTGCCATCCTCGGTATGCAGAGCGAACGGGGCCTGGGGATCACGGCCGCCGGGCACGTAATGGCGGCATTCGCTGTCGAGGCTGGTCACCTCGATCTCGCGGCTCAGTCTCTTCAGGATCAACTTCATGCTCTACCCCTGGGCTTTGCGTGACAGAAACAGGTCCGAGTAGCCGCGAAGCTTCTCAACACCCATAAACCCGACCATGCCGCCGGCGAAGGTGGCCATGCCCTGCGGCAAGCCCATCCATTCGAGCAGAGGCACCAGGGCCAGGGTGATGAGGCCGCACAGCGCGCCCTCCAAGAACATCTGCCGGCGGGTGCCACCGCCATAAATCACCCGGAGGACGGCGATGGCGACTGACAAGCCAGCGGCATACAGCTGAGGCTGATGGGCCAGCACCCAGGTGAGCACAGCGGCCCACAGGCCAGGATCCTTCTCGGGCATGTTTGGCATCTCGGTTCCTCCCGTTGCGGGGAGCTGAATACGAAAAAGCCCCAGCACTTGCTGAGGCCCTTGGACGGTGATTTATGGCGTTTCCCTTCCTTCCCACGCGGGCTAGAATCTGCCTCCCATTAATAGGAGACATGCCCATGGAATTAAAAGAAAAATCTTGGCACATCGCGATGGCTTTGGTAGCAAACGGAACCATCAAGTTCGACTTGGACGACTGCCTTTCCGGCATTGAAGCCATCGAAGAGGCGCAAGAGAAAATTCGCGATGCGTATAAAGCGCGATCGACTGCGAATGTCTCGAAATCTTTGGACGCGCTGAAGGGGTACCGGCCATAAAAAAACCCGGCTCTCGGGCCGGGTTTTTATCGTCAGTCCTCAACGTGCGCAGGAATGACAGGATGGCGTTAATTTCTCTCACTCTCTCACTGCTGTCAATAGGCAATTAAGCGGCGTCTTTGATCAGAAGGCCTTCCGCCTCAAGAATCGTCCGGACCTCTGCCAAGGAATCGTTGATCATGCCGTCCAGCTTCTCCTTGATCCCTGAACGCCAGCGGTAGCGCGTAGGCTCCGATGTGGCATCCAGATCCCAGGTGTTCATGTCGTAAAAGCTGTCCGGAAGAATGATGAGATCCTCGGCCAGCGCCTCTGCCTTTTTGCGTTCTGCCTGGCCAGCGGCCAAGGCAGCGTTGACCAGGTTCTCGCGGCGCCATTCAGGCGCATCCAGCGGGATATCAACCGCAACCGAGCGAGGCCCCTTGCGGCGAGCGCCCTTTAGCTTCGGGATCGCCCAAGTGGTCACGGCCTTGTAGATGAACAGCTGAGGCGCAGGGCTGGCAATCAGCGGCGCGATTGCCGTGATCCCCTGCAGCCGCTTTGCCTTGTTGGTGGCGTACTTCGCATTAAGGGCGTTCCAGTGGCGGGGAATGAGCAGGTGGTGGAGGCGCGCAGCCAGCCAGTAATCAACCTGAGCCCGATCAAAGCCGCCTGAATGGCCCCCCAGCGAAGCCAGGCAGCCGCCCTCCTCTTCCGCCGACTTGTAGAGCTTCTGCCATGCCTGGCCTTTCGCAGCGCCTTTCTCTCCTGCCGCCAGAGCGGCAACTACTGCACCCGATACGCTGTTGTAGATCATGTCCTTCCCCCTCAATCACCGGTGTAGTTGGTGCCGCCGGCGCCGCGCCGGTTGCTTCCCTGATATGCCGCCTCCGGCCCGCTGGCCTGAGGTTTCCTCAACTGCTCGATCTGCCGCACCGCGGCCTGCAGATTCAGGCTGAGCTGGGTGACCAGCTCTTCCAGCGGCAGGGCCTCGCCTGTTGCCGCCGCCACAAAGCCCGAGGCGTTGCAGTGGTCGCATGGCAGTTCGTGAAACACACCCTGAGTGACCGCTCTCCCACGGCACAAAGGGCACTTGTCCAGCTCGATCACGGCCTTCTTGAAGGACGGGCCGTGGCTCTTCCTCACTCAGCCACCTCGCCCAGCACCTCGAAGCCCCGTGGTGGCCAACCGAAAAGGCGCCACATCACTTCCTCTTTCCAGGTAAGTGCACGCTGGCGACCGTAAAGGGTGGTCATGGTGTAGCCGCCCAATTCCTTCTTGATGCGCACCGTGCGCTCGCCGAGACGATGGCAGAGCTCGGCGATCACCGACTTTGGACTGCCATTCGGGGTGCTGTCGTCGTAGGAAAGGCAACCGCAGATGGCTTGGGCTTTATCGATCAATTGGCTGTTGTTCATCGTTTTGAATCCTCGCTTATGGTTGATTCCTGAATCACGCCGCAGGCCCCGTGCTGCTTGGCCTCCAGGCAATTACCCGAAATTGCGTTTCTACCCTCCTTCAACCCGTGAATACGGTCGAAGCCCTTGCTGTCTAGAAACGCGTGCCACTGCTCCAAGGCAGCGCGCTTGCGCTCCTCGGCAGTAGTCTGGATGTAGGCCTGGACGTTATGGCCCATGGCGTGGTTGATCAGCAGCTCACCGATCAGGAAGTCGATACCCTGGTCGGCCCAGCAGGTCCTGGCCAGCTTGCGCAGGTCGTGGCTGGTCCATTGACCCTGGCCCAGGCGGGTGAACACTTCCGACGCCTGCTTCTCGCTCAGGCACTTGCCGCTCTTACCCGGGAACAGGTATTGGCCGGTGTAGCCTTGGGCGCGCTGGGTCTCGCGGTACCAGGTCAGCAGCGCGCACACCTGCTCGGTCAGCGGCAGCGAGTGCTCGACACGGGTCTTGGTGTTCTCAGCCGGCAGGTGCCAGTTGCGGATCGACAGGGCGATGTGCGGCCATTGGGCCTGGCGGGTTTCGCCCAGACGGTTGCCATGGCAGAGCATCAGCAGGGCCAGCATGGCGTCGGCGGGTTCGTCGGTGATCACCTCGGCCAACTGGCTCAGCAGGCCCTCGATCTGTACCCCGCGCAGGCGCCCCGGCCTGGCCTTGATCTTGGCCTTGGTGAAGTCGCTGAACTTGATCCCGGCCATGGGATTGCGGGCCACCAGGCCCAGCGCGCTAGCCTTGCGGAAGGCGTCGATCAACAGGCCGAACACCAGGCGCACATACTCGAGCGAGAGGTGCTCCTGCATCGGCCAGACCAGCTGGTTGTCCAGAGTGCTGTGGCTCACATCGACCAGGGCCAGGCCGCCAATACGCGGCAGCAAGTGGCAGGCAATGGCGGACTTGGCCGTGGCGCGCCGGCTCTTCGACAGGTTGCGGGTGCGCTCGACGCGATCGGCATACCACTCCAGCAGCTCGCCGACCGTCTGCCACCCCGAGACGGCAGCCTTGCCTTCGGCCCGCAGGCGCTGGCGAACCTCCGGCAGCGAAGCCAGCACCACCTTGGCCGATTGGTCGGGGTAGGTGCCGATCTTGTTCCACTGCTTGCTCACGACCAGGTACCACGTAGCGCGCGGGCGATCCTCGGTGAAACGCAGGTACAGGCCCGGGTGACGCGGGTCGCGCAGCAGCACGACATCCAGGTCATCCGCGCGGCGGCGCAGTTCGGCGTCGGAAAGCGCAACCACAACCGTCATGCCGCCACCGTCGCGGGCAGCAGCAGGTAGGAGCGGATCGCCTCGACGGCGTCGATGCTTCCCCGGCACACGATCGCCAGGTAGCCCTGACCGCCCAGCGCCTGCAGGTAGGCGTCCTGGCTGGGAGAGACCGGCGCATCGAACGGCGGCATGGCCTTGAACTCGATGTACAGGCCGAAGTAGCCACCGCGCGCCATCGGCAGCACTAGATCAGGCACGCCGGCCTTCACGCCCTGCCCCTTTAGCTTGGCGGCCACGGCCTTGACCCGGTGCCCACCGTTCGGCACGTGATAGATCAGCTTGTAGGCCTGCGGATAGCGCAGCTGCAGCTCCTGCATCAGCGCGGCCTGCTCCTGCCCTTCCCTGTCGACGGGCTTGGCGCGAGCCGGTTTGGCCTTGAATGGGCGAAGGGCGGGAGCGTTCATGCGACCAAAACCCCCTCGTTGATAAGCAGCGCCTGGGTGCGCATCACTCCCTCGGCGTGGTACTGGCGGGCGGTCTCGCGATCCACTGCCCTGCTGCGCCCGTCGCAGGCGTCATGGCAGGCGCTGCAGGACCAGGCGCCTTGCAGATCGTGCGGCTTCTTCCCGACGCCGCAGGTGCCCGCCAGGCGGTAATGCGCCAGGACAGTGGTCTCGGGGTTGCCGTTGCACACGCCAGGGATGCGCACCTGGCACTCCCGGCCGCGCGCGGCCTTGGTCAACTTCGTTTGGCGCATAGATCAAGCTCCTAGCTGGTGTGTTCAACGGCCTGCAAGGCGGGCGCGCATGGCTGCCAGGGCGTTGTTGCCGACCGCTGGCGTCCGGATACCGGCAACTTCAGCGGGAAGTGCCAGCGGCATCTTCTGCAGCGGCTCTCCGGCTACGATTCGGCGGACGGCAATGGTGTAGTTGCGTTCGAAGAGCTTCGAGCAGGCATCGGATGGCAGTTTGTTTAGGTTCTCGAAGCCGCACTCTTTGGCCGCGTGCCACACAGCATCGTGGCTCCAGCTACCACGGCCAGCCATCGCAGGATGGGCGTTGCGAGTAGCCTCGCGAAATGCGGCCGCCAAGGCTGGAAGGCCCAGCATCTCCGGCGATGGCTGGCACCACTCGATGAACTTGCCAGGCGCGGGAATGAACTCACGCCCTGACTGTCGGCAGCGCATCAGGCCGAACTGCAGCTGCTCGGGGGTGTTGATGCCTGCCTCAAGGAACGCCGTCAGCCACTGTTGCTTGGCGGCCTTGTAGGTGTTCATGTCCGGCCAGGCCTGTTTCCAGGCGCTGAAGATGGTCCGAAGATCACGGAACAGCCGATTGATCACTGCAGCCGTTTTGCGATCGAGCTCGGCCTTGATCTCAGCGGGAAGCGTGTCTCCAGCAGGGATGTACTGGCCGGTTTGAACTTTGGCCCAAAGGCCGTGGGCGATGGTGGCTACCTGGTTCATTGGTCATCTCCCCCGTTGAGCCATGAAGTGTCGTCGTCATCGAAAGAGCTTGATTGCTGCGCGCTCGGCTTGCTGGTAGCGGATCGAGCTGCCCGGGCCAGGTCAGATTTCACCCAGTTGACCAGAGCGGCGAGCCATTGCTTTTCGGTCTGCACCAAGCCCTTCGCGTCGTGGTGGAGCACGAACCCGGCGATTGCCTTGGCGCTGAAGTTGTCCAGGGTGAGCCCCGAGCGAAGTGCGTACGCTTTGAGCAGGTCCTGATCCGGGATCCACTCCAGGAACATTTCGAACGGCTCGCGCAGAGAGTGAGTAGATTGGTTAATTGACGTATTGGGTGCAGCTGCTGCACCCCGTTCTGCGTTTTCCTGCACCCCGTTCTGCTGTGAGCTGCACCCCGTGCGGTTTGCTGCACCCCGTTCTCTACGAGGTGCAGCAGATGCACCTCGCTTAAGTTGAAGGTCGTACACAGTAGGGCGGCGATCGCGTCGATCGATGTACGCAGCGGCGATAGCCTGGTTCCCTTCGACGATCCAGCCAGCTGACTCCAGCTCGTCGAGCTTCAGGCGGATGGTGCGCTCGGACAGCCCGGTGTCCTCGGATAGCGTGGCAGCCGAAGGGAAGGCTCCGCGGCCATCGCTACCGGCATAGTTGGCCAGGCACAGCAGGACATGGCGAGCGGCAGGGTTCTCCAGAGAGGACTTCGGAATAGCCAGGGCCCAGGTCATGGCTTGTACGCTCACAGCGACCCCCCAGCCTTCAGCTCAGCGAGACGCGCGAGCCCTTTCGGGGTGACCAGAGGATCAAACGCGGCGCGCTCGATGCCGGTTTCTGGGTCTGGTTTCAGGGCTGTCACCTTGTGCTTCATCAGGCCCGAGGTGATGCGAGGCTGATAAGCGATCCAACGCTTGGAACCCTTACGGCGGAAGATCCAGCGATTTTGCTCGAGCCAGTCGAACAGCTTCGACGGGGCAACCTGCAACTGCTTGGCCGCGTCGGTGATGCAGATGGCCCCGCAAGCGGCTGCCAGACGCTGTATGGCTGCTACCTTCGGGGCTTGTTTCTGGATGACCTGCTGGAGCTGCAAGTTCTGCTCTGCCTGATCGGCAGCCAGTCGCAGCGCTTCAGCGAAGGTTTGGGGGATCTGGACCTGGCCCAATACCCGAGCCTCAAGCTCCTGCCAGCGATCGATAATCCTGGCGCGCAGCTGGGCGTTGTATCCAGACACCAGAACCAGGGTATCGCGCTGGCTCAGCAGGAATTCTGGATAAGATTGGCCGTTTTGCGGGTGGGTGTATGGGGTCTCCTCAGATTTGAGGAGACCCTCTGCAACCAGGCGACGGGCATCCCGCAGCACATTGTCATGACTCTTGCCGGTGAGCTGCGCGATTTCGCGGGTGGACATCACCTGACGCGCTAGTTTTGGCGAATCGCCAACAACTGACGCGAGAGGCTTGGTATTGCTAGCATCGATTGCGGAGTGCATAATCGACCTCGATGTGTTGTTGAAGAAGCCGGGCTGCCACCCGGTTTTTTTATGCCTGCGATTCAGGTACTGGATGGATCAGCAGGTGTTTTGGTCATCTACTGGCGCAATGCCAGATACCGCATAATTCCCACCATCAGCCGGCGCTTTTTAGCGGAACGAAGCCAGGAACATCCTGACGTCGAGCCATCAGCGCGCCGCCTGACTCTTTCTCCAGAACACATTGCATCGGGTAGGAGAACCCTCCAGCAGATCGACACTGCGATACCCGGCTGCTGGAAACGCCGAGAGCGTCACCGATGGCGCGGCCGGTTCGGAAATGGGAAAGGGCTTCGTCAAAGGTCATTGGTGTCTCTCCAGTGCGTCTGGCGAGTTTAGAGTTCTTAACAGCACAAGGCAAGTTATCTAAACACTCGAAAGGTTTAGAATCCTAAATATGGAATTCAAAGACCGCGTCATCGCGCGCATGAAGGAGCTCAACCTGAGCTCTACCGATCTCAGCAAGCTGTCTGGCGTGTCTAAGGCAACCGTGAGTTTCTGGATAAACGGAACCAACGGCGCTAAAGGCAAGAACCTGCTCGCCCTAGCAAAAGCTCTGGACTGCTCTCCTCAATGGCTTTCGGACGGTAGTGGCGCTCCTGGCGGCGCGCTGGTCCAGTCAGATGCTCCTGCGTCCAGCACCGCCGAGCTGGTTGCACAAATGCTTGCGTCACGAGCGGGAAAGAATCTGTCCGAAAAAGCCCGCGAGGTGATGATGGCTGCTGCCGCTGAGGCAGATAGCCCGGCCCCGACCCAGGAATACCTACCCTCCGCATATTCGAGTCTCCGCCCAAGGCAGGACGAGATCCTGATCCCTCAGTACGATGTTCGCGCTGCAATGGGGCATGGCCAGGTTCCTGCCGACTACAACGAGGCAGTGAGGAACTTGGTGGTCAGGGAAGAGACCTTGCGTGAGAAAGGCGTCGCCTACACCTCGCCAACGGCTCTTGCGATGATTACTGGCTGGGGCCAGAGCATGGAGGGGACCATCAACGACAAGGACTTGGTGATTGTCGATCGGGGGATCAACGAGTTCATTGGCGAGGGCATCTACGTAATTACGTGGCACCAGGAGCTCTACATCAAGCGCATGATGCGGCTGGACGAAGACCACTTCAGGCTGATCTCGGACAACCCCCACTACGAGAATCAGACCGCGCGCGTCGACGACGTGACGATCCATGCCAAGGTGCTGCTGATCTGGAACGCCAAGAAGGCGTAGGTCAGTTCAGCAAAGCCCGCTCCTGCGGGCCTGCTCATTCCTAGAAGGGCGCTGGCTCTTCCATAGCAACAAACTCCTCGATGTGTTCGGCTCTGGGGTCTTCGTCAGAAAGCGCCTCCCATTTGAGGGTCACCGACTCATCCTCGTCGTTGAATGTCATCTCAATGCCGTCCGTCTCCGAAAGCACCCCCATCACCTCCTCCCACTCGCGCTCACCATCCGTGTCCAGGCGATGAATAGTCACCCAGCGCTGCTGCTGAGCAATGGGGTGGTTGATCATTGATGACACCCTGAGCCCGAGGCGCTCAAGCCCAGACATCACCGATCGTTCTTGTTGTTGCTTCTGCTTTGCCATGCGACCTCCCTATTGCTGTATATCCATACAGGCCTGACAGCAGATTAGCCTAAGTCCTACGTCGCCGGAAGTCTTGACAGCGAACGACATCTCTCGCCCGGACTGTTTAGATATCTAAAATTTCTCTTGACGCTATTCGTTTAGTTTTCTAAATTGTGTTCAGGCGGTCACCACAAGGACTGCCGAGGCCTAACCGCCGCCGCTCTTTACACAACCAGACGTGACCACCTCGACGCACCCAGGCCATCACCTGGGTCGGGACAAGCTAAGTCGTCGACCACGCAGCCTCTGGATAGCTGCCGCCCTTCCCCATGGGAGGACGCCAAACCATGTGCCACCTGATGCGTAGCCAGCAGCTGCAGCAGGCAGAGGTGGGGAAACCCGGCAACGAGCATGGCGCGGACCAAATCACCCAAGGAGGAACGCCATCATGAAGTAGTAAGCGAAACGCCTAACCCAGCCATGGGAAATGGCAGCCTAACCGGACGCTAAAGAGCCGGTCGCTGGCAGGCCGAGAGAATAGCCGCCCGGAGCGCGCTGGTTGCCACCAGCCCCGACAGCCAGCCGTGAGTGCTGCACAGCGACGGTCGATGGCAACGACGCCGGACACGTAACCGGCCCGATCCACCTGGTTCCCCATCACCAGGCTGCATCGGTGTGTGATCTGAATGCGCAGGCTGATGCGCAAGGAAAGACCCAACGGGCTTTGCACGACCTGCCTTACACGCTGCTCGTGCACCGACACTCCGCAGGGCCACTCATCTAACCACTGCCCTTTGATGCGGCAAGCCGGAAGAATCCAGTACCGGCCAGATCACACACCGATGCAGCCCGTAAGGCACACGACCGTGTGCTTTACAGCCCATAACGCTAACCATCATCGACCTTAAACGACTGCATTGGTCGTGACGTTCGCCCTCCCCTGGTCCGGGAGGTACACGGCAGCGAGCGTCACGACCAATGCAGCCCACCGAGGACACTTCATGGAAACGATCACTTGCGGCTCATGGATTGGCCAGCTCGGCAAGGCGCTGGCTCCTCGTGAGCTCGAAGCACTGTTGTGGGTGGCTCAAGGCCTCACCACTAAAGAAATCGCCCGCCAGATGGCCGTCAGCCCTGGCACCGTGGCCAACCGCATCGAGGCCGCGCTGTTCAAGCTGGAAGCTGGCCGCCGCATCGAGGCGGTCACCAAGGCCATGCGCCAACAGATCATCAGCCCCATCTGCATCGCCCTGGCCGTGCTCATCACCATGCACGCGGTGATCGACGACAGCGACCCAATGCGCCGCGACCGCCGCGCGCCGGAGCGCCGCACCGCCCAAGTTCGAATCGTTCGCAAGGCGGAAGCCTTGGAACTCCATGCCTGACCATCAAGGACCAACCCATGAACGCAGCCATCCGCAATAGCCGTGTGCAATACGCCCAGGTGCAGCAGCAGGCAGAAGCCGCAGCCGCCCACTTCCGCAGCAACTCCCGGTTCTTCGTCCAGCAGGGCGAGAACAACAGCTGGGCCATCGTCGGGTCCGACGACAACCGCCTGTACGGCCAGCGCCGCCGCTACTTCGACGCGGTGACCTACGCCGAAAGCCTGGAACGCGCGGTGAATGCAAAGTCGGTACCGGTACTGAAGGTCAGCCCGCCTGACGACGCACGCACCCGCTGGGCGGCCCTGTGGGCACTGGTGCTGATCGTGATGGCCGGAGCGTTCTCGTCATGAGTCGCGGGGTAAACAAGGTCATTCTGGTCGGCACCTGCGGCCAGGACCCGGAAGTGCGATACCTGCCCAACGGCAATGCCGTCACCAACCTCAGCCTGGCCACCAGCGAGCAGTGGACGGACAAGCGGTCGGGCGAGAAGGTCGAGCGCACCGAGTGGCACCGGGTGTCGCTGTTCGGGAAGGTCGCAGAGATCGCCGGCGAGTACCTGCGCAAGGGCGCCCAGTGCTACATCGAGGGCAAGCTGCAGACCCGCGAGTGGGAGAAGGACGGCATCAAGCGCTACACCACGGAAATCGTGGTCGACATCAACGGCACGATGCAGCTCCTCGGAAGCAGGCCGCAGGGCCAGCAGCCAGGTCAGGTGCCCGATAGGCAACCGCAGCAGCGCAGGCCGGCGCCCCAACAACCGAACCAACAGGCGGCGCCACCCGATCACGACAGCTTCGACGACGACATACCGTTCGCGCCGCTCCACCACCTGGCCGGTGCGTAACCATGAAGCGCCGGCAGCGTGTTCACCCACCCGCGTACTACCTAGGCCGTGCCTGTCGCGACAACAGCCAGTCACGCGATGCCCAGCCATACGAATGGCTCACGGTGAACTGCGGCTGGTGGCTTGCTGGCTGGCATGACCGTGACATGGAGCTTTCCGCTTGAAACGCATTACCGCGCGCGTCCGGCATGGCCGGCGCCAGCAGCACATCAGCCTGCCGCCCAGCGGGTTGGCAAAACCCCAAGGAGACGCGATGCATGAGAGTCGATCTTCCGGGCCAATTCGACCTGCCCATACAGGTTGCGCACCAATCGCCCGCGGCCCCAACCGGTAGCAAGGAAGACCTGGCCCTGCAAATCGCCAAGGCCCTGGTCAAGTATGAAACTCGTCCATCCTCGGCGCTCTGGATCGAAATCCAGGCCTGCGCCCGCGCAATCCTCAAGTAACCACTATGCCGCATCCGGCCACGGAGGGCGGCGCATGCATGGAGAAAGCCATGGACAAGCACACCAAGATCCTCATCCCCGAGATTCCCGGCGAGTGGACTGAACGCACCAGGTCCGGTCACACCAACATCTGGAATTCGATGAACCATGACAGGCCGCATCGTAATGGCCTGCCGGAAGTGAAGCTCGACCCACCAGAACAAGGTCTGTACGCCGAGCGCATTGACGGCGCCTGGTACTGGGTATCTGGCTGCAACAAGTGCAACGGTGAGGTTGGCAAGTGGAGCTACATCGTCTGCGACGTTCACAACGTATGCAGCAGCTGTGGAACCCACCGCTCTCAACTGACGGACACCCCATGGGGTACTCGCGACGGTTTCAACTGTAAGCCTTGCCAAGAGCGACTTGATGCGGCAGCCAAGGCTGATGCCCTGGCCAAGTTCGCAGACGCTGAATACGACGATTCTGATTTTGAGTATCAGGACGAGTGCAAGTGCCCGCATTGCGCTTCGGTCATCCACATCGAAACTGAGGACTACCGCGACCAGTCGATGTCCTGCGACGTGTGCAATGGCGATTTCGAGCTGACCCTCAACTACGAGGTGACCTTCAGCACCAAGGTAATTGGCGAGCGAGTCACCGCCTGACCCCGCGCTGCCCGCCAGCGCCTTCAATCAGACCGATCATCAGCACCAACAGTCTCGCTAGCGATTATCGCTGTGAAGCTCCCGGTAAAGCTGTGGCGCAGCTCCTTCGGCATCTCATACGAGAAATGTACGAGCCAGGAGCCATCTCCAAGCTGGAGAGACTCCGTGCGGTACCGCTCCACTTGCGACTCATCGATACCGACTTTGACCGCAACTTGTCCATTTGTTGGCTTGCTATCCATTAGCTGCACTCTCAGTAGCCCTGGCAGTGACTCATAGTGATAGCACAAGGACATTACAAAGACCAATTCACGCCTCCCCGGCGAGGGCGGCGCCTGCAATGGAGTGTTCCATGACCATCTCAGCGCCGGTGATCCGGTACCACGGCTCCAAGTTCCGGCTTGCGTCGTGGGTCACCCAGTATTTCCCGCGGCACACTTGCTATGTCGAGCCTTTCGGCGGTGCCGCCGGCGTTCTGATGCAGAAGCCCCGCTCCTACGCCGAGGTTTACAACGACCTGGACGGCGACATAGTGAACTTGTTCCGTGTGCTGCAGGACCCGAAGAGCCGGGCGGCGCTATTTGAGGCGGTGGTACTGACGCCATATGCCAGGCAGGAGTTCGAGCGCGCATGGGAGCCGGCTGAAGATCCAGTCGAGCGGGCACGGAGGACCATCATCCGTGCACAGATGGGCTTCGGCTCAGCCGGCGCCACGAAAGGCATCACGGGCTTCCGTATCGACACCAAGCGCGAGTACGGCACTGCCCAATCACTCTGGCTCGAGTATCCAGAGTCGATCGCCACGATCGGGCAGCGCCTAACCGGCGTCCTGATTGAGAACCGGCCCGCGATCGAGGTCATGCAGTCGCACGACGCCAGGACAACCTTGCACTACGTAGATCCACCGTATGTGCACGAGACCAGATACAAGAACGCACAGAGCGGCCGCTACTACCGGCACGAGATGGACGACGCGCAGCACGCCGAACTCCTCCGATCGTTGCTCGAGCTAGAAGGAATGGTCGCGCTGTCCGGCTACCCCAGCGAGCTCTACGACGACACCTTAACCGGCTGGACCAGGCACACCACTTCAGCCCGCATATCCGCAGGCCGGGGCACAGCCTGCCGCACCGAATGCCTCTGGCTAAACCCTGCATGCCAACGATCGAGCAGCCAATTCAGCCTGTTCGGCGGTTGACCAATACAGCGAGACCTTCATGACCACAGCAATCGACCTATTCGCCGGCCTCGGCGGATGGAGCACCGGCGCGCGCGCCGCAGGCGTCCACGTTCTCTGGGCAGCAAACCACTGGCCGGTGGCCGTTGAATGGCACAGCGCCAACCACCCCGACACCCAGCATGTTTGCCAGGACCTGCACCAGGCGCGATGGGAGCAAGTACCGGCACACGACATCCTGCTCGCCTCGCCCTGCTGTCAGGGCCATGCAAAAGCCCGCGGCAAGAAGTCGGGCAACCCTGAGCATGATGCATCTCGCTCAACGGCCTGGGCCCCGGTCTCGGCCCTTGAGTTCCACCGGCCGCAGGCAGCAGTGATCGAAAACGTTCCGGAGTTCACCGACTGGGTGCTCTACCCTGCCTGGCTGCATGCAGTTCAGGCGCTTGGGTATCAGGCCGCGCCACACATCGTGGACTGTGCCGACCTGGGCGTTCCGCAGCACAGGGTGCGACTGTTCATGGTTCTGACCCGCAGCAAGGCGCCGCTGATGCTGCAACTGCCGCAGGAACGACATGTGCCCGCTGCCAGCTTCCTCGACTTCACCGCCGGGCGCTGGTCGCCGATCCAGAAGCCAGGCCGGGCCAAAGCCACACTCGACCGGGTGCGGAATGGCCGTCAGCGCTTCGGCGACCGCTTCATCATGCCCTACTACGGAAAAGGCTCCGGCACCACCGGCCGCGACATCAACCGGCCGATCGGCACCATCACTACTCTGGACCGCTGGGCCTTGGTCGACGGCGACCGCATGAGGATGCTCAGTGCCAACGAGGCTTTGGCCGCAATGTCGTTCCCAGCCGACACCCTGCGCCCAGACAGCCACCGGCTCACCATGCACATGGCCGGGAATGCGGTACCGCCTTTGGCTGGACAGCGAGTCATAGAGGCACTGTTAAAAGCTGCGTAAAACAGTCCACCAGTACCTCGGTCGAGGCTACTTTAGTGGGAGGCCGCAAGTGGATTGGACCCAACGCTCAATCCAAATAAACGGAACATCTCCATATGCCCAGATGATAGTTCCAACGATGGTAAGCACGAAAATCCATTGATCATTCCGATCAAATAGCGGAAGAAATTTAGTCCTCTGCTCGTGGAAGCCATCCCAGGCATGGCCGGCCGGCGTGAGTAGAAGTCTTGCCCTCACTAAGAGGACCTCGGCCAGCAAAGCGAACACAGTGGTTACTGCACCACTTCGCCCAAACCAGTTTCCTAGATCGATAAACACTGGTCTGGGCAACAAAAGTGCAAGTATTGGCGCCGCGACGGCGAAGACAATAAGTGCGCGAGCGTAAATGTCAGCTCGCTGTAAATCGGCATTAGTTGGAATGCCCCTAGCCATATTTCACCCTTCCCTAGATTGAGACTGAGAATTTAACTCGAAGGATCTCTCATGCCCACAGAAAACCGATCCAGCAACACAGAGATGGTCAGCGTGCCCGAAGGGTTCATGCTGGTTGAGCGCAGCATCTGGACCGAAAGGCAGGTCGACGCTGCTACAGCGTGCATCACTCGCCTGAAGGGCGTTCCGACCATGACTGACCGCGCCCTAGCCATGGCAGCGATTGATGCTGCCCAGTGCACCGCGCCGGATATCACGCTATCAGATCTACTGCCTGCCCCGCAGCCCCACCCCGAGCCTATAGCTTGGATGGTTGGTACTGCCTTCTGGTGGACCAAAGAAGAGGCAGAGAGGGATGCTGCGGAGACTGGGCTGCCGATTGTTGGCCTAGGCCCGATGACCGATGCCGCAGAGGTCGAGCGGCTGCGAGAGGCCCTGAAGTTCTACGCGGACCGGGACCACTTCGCGGAGGACATTGGCAGCGACTGGGACAGCGTGAGCGGAGAGCCCGCCAATATCCTGTGGCACGAGAATGAGGCCTGGTTCGTCGAAGACGGCTCTATCGCTCGCGCCGCCCTGGAGCGCAGGCCTGAAACAAAGTCGTTTTAACCCGCCTCCTCTGGCTCTCGCTCCAGCAGCCAGAGAGCACTTTCGATCTCCGCAATTGCGCCAGGCACCCGCTCGGCATTTACCCATTGCCAGGACGTGTTGCCTATGAGCCCGCCAATGGCCTGGCGGCGCAGTTCACCGATGTCGATGCCCTGTTGCTCCGCTGCTGCAAAGACCGCCGCCAGCGCTTGCTCCAAATGCATAACCCTTTCTGTGGTCATGGCTGCTCTCCAGTTGGGAAGCACAGTCTAGTCCTCTCCCGATGACCCGGATTTGAAAAACGCACAAGAGCACATTTGTGCTCCACCAAGCCGTAACCCCTCTCCCCTCTATTCACTGCCGCGATGTGGAGCATCACATGTACAAACAGATTGACTGGGAAGTAACCCTGGACGGCGAAACCTTCTCCGGCTGCATGAACCTGCACAAGCACGCTGATCTCGACCGCGTGATGGACGAGATCAAGGACGAAATTGCCGGCGAAATCGAGGAGCGTGCGGAAAATGATTAGCCGCCTCGCCTTCTGCCTCCTGCTGCTGGCCACCGGCGCCAGCGCAACTGAGAACGTCATCGACGTGCAGCACGACAGCCAGCGCGGCGTCACCTGCTACCTGCTCAACGGGGTCGGCATCAGCTGCATCCCCGACAGCCAGCTGCAGGCCGAAAACCAGCGCCAGCTCTCCCCCCACGAAACACAACCCGAACCTACACCCGCACTGGCGCCTGGGCGCTGGATTGATGAGAGGTATCAGCTGTGAAGATCGGAAAGTTGTTCCTCGGACTGAACTGGTGCCACGGCGGCAAGGATGAGGCTGTAGTCGCCAGCTGGGCACTCAAGTGTGGCTACTGGCGCTGGGCGGTCTGGTGGCGCAAGCCAAAGAAGGCGCTGTGCCTTCCGGCATTCGGCCCCTCTATGGCAGCCGGCACCAAGTACTACGTCGGCCACGGGCACTTCGGCGCATGGGCCAGGCTCCCGTTGCTTGGCTCGTTCTCCATTTCCACCCAGCCACCCGACCCTCGCCAGGTAACGCCATGACCGACCTGATCGAAGTGAAGACGGCAGACCTGGTCGGCGAGGCGCTGGGGTGGGCCGTAGGCAAAGCGGAGGGTCTGGACGTTTTTCTGGCCCCGCCAGAGTACGGCAATTCCTGGCGAGTGTTCGCCCGATACCAGGCCGCCGCTACCGAGCACACCAAGCGCTACAACCCATGGGAGGACTGGTCCCTGGCCGGCGCCCTACAAGACAAGTACGTGCGCTTGGTAGAGCGTAGCGCGGACGGCGAGAGTGTTGCCATCACGTGGCGGCCTGGCTCGTGCCGTGAGGGTGAAGGCTGGGGGGATACGACGCCAGTAGCGGTGTGCCGGTCCATCGTCGAACTCATCCGCGGCGATACCGTCCAGGTGCCGAAGGAGCTGATGCCATGTTCCTGATACCGATTGCAGCACCACTACTCATGGCCTACCTGATCTACAGGGGGCCGCGATGAGCTGTTACACGCTTTACGACGAGAACCGAAAACCTCGCGGACACATCTGCGGGGACCTCGGGCCGCACTGCGCTAGCTGCGGCGACGTAGCTGCGAATCTCTGCGATTACCCAGTAGGGCAAGGCAAGACTTGCGACCGCAACCTCTGCAATTACTGCTCGAGCGAGATCGCACCTGACGTGCACTACTGCGCTCCACACCATGCCGAATGGAAAGCCTTTCGTGACGCCGGCGGCGTGAAGCGCGAACTCGAAAACGTCGTCCCGTTCAAGGGCGCGTAACCCCTCCCCTACAACTCAAGCCCGCCGACATGCGCGGGCGAGGATTCCCTATGTCCGCAACTGAGCGATTCCACCAAACCGCAAACGACTGCCTGGAGCGCCTAGCCGCCGCGCTCTGGCCAGAGGCCAAGCTGGCCCTGGTGATTTACACCGCCGGCAAGCCAGAACTCGACATCGTCCTCAAGGACAGCGGCCTGAACGTCGACGAAGTCGTGAGCACACTGCGGCGCCGCGGTGGCCTCGGCCTGGATGGCGAGAACATCTACAAGCGGCTGCTCTGTGACGCCATCATCGGCGCCATGGCCTTCGGCAAGTTGAACAGAAACCCTCCGCCGGAAGGCCACTGGGGGCAAGAGTTCTGGGATGTCGGCCGAGCCGAGGGCGCGTTGCAGGAAGAGTTGGTGCAGGCGTTGCGCCTGGCGCGCAAAGAGCTGGACGCCTGCCAGCGCGTTATCCATTACGCCGGTGGCTTCGACCCTGCCTACGTCAACGACGCGCAAGCCGCTATCAAGGTGGCTGACGCGGCGCTCGAAAAGACTCCCGCCTGACCACCAACCTGCCGCCACCGGCGGCGTGGAGACCATCCCATGGAAACCGAAATCCTTTCGGACGAAGAGCTGGTGGCGATCACCGGCTACAAACCCCGGGCGTGGCAGCGCCGTTGGCTCACAGAAAAGGGCTGGCACTTTGTCGAGAGCCGCGGCGGCCGGCCACTGGTTGGCCGCCAGTACGCCCGCCAGAAGCTCAGCGGCGTGGTGATTGACACCGTGCCGGTCGCTGCAGCCCCTCCACCGGCGCCCGCCTGGACCCCTGATTTTTCCCGAGTGAAGTGAAATGCGCCCAAGGAAGACCGAAAATCGCGACCTGCCACCAGGCATGTATCGCCGCAAAAGACAAAAAGCTAATGGCAAGGTGTGGGAGGCCCTGTACTACAGAGACAAGTCTGGCAAGGATATCTTTCTCGGCAATGACCTGGTGAAGGCCAAGTTGAAGTGGGCGGAACTGGAGGCCAAATCGGTGCCGAAGGAACTGACCACTATGAGGGGAATCTTCGACCAGTACCTGCTAAAGATCATACCGGGCAAGGCCGTCAGGACCCAAAAAGACAACATCTACGAGCTCAAGCAGTTGCGCGCCGTGTTCGACTCGGCGCCGATTGACGCCATCACACCAGCGATGATCGCCCAGTACCGCGACTCGCGGTCGGCGAAGACCAGGGCGAACAGGGAAATTGCCCTGCTCTCTCACGTATTCAACACGGCCAGGGAATGGGGGCTCACCACCCGGGACAACCCGTGCCTGGGCGTGAGAAAGAACAAGGAGAAACCGCGCGACTTCTACGCCAACGAAACAGTTTGGAAGGCGGTGTATGAGGAGGCTCCACCGGAGCTGAAGGATGCGATGGACCTCGCGTACCTGACCGGCCAACGGCCGTCGGACGTGCTGTCCATGCGAAAGGACGATATGGAGGGGATCTACCTGCTGGTCAGCCAAGGCAAGACCGGCAAGCGACTGAGGATCGTCTTGGAGGTGGACGGGGTGAAGAACAGCCTGGGCCAGTTGCTCGAGCGGATCGTGCGCAGGACCAGCGAGCACCTGTCGCCGTTCTTCATCGTCAATGAGCACGGCAAGCGCATGAGCTGGCCGATGTTGCGCAACCGATGGGCAGATGCCCGCGAGGCTGCCAGGGTCAAGGCTGAGGTCGAGAAGAAGCCGGACCTGGCCAATCGAATCGCCCAGTTCCAGTTCCGCGACATCCGACCGAAGGCGGCGTCGGAGATCAACGATCTGAGCGAAGCCAGCGTCCTGCTGGGGCACTCGAAAGAGGGGATCACCGAGCGCGTTTACCGCCGCGTCGGCGCCATCGCCAAGCCTTCAAAATGATGAAGTTTTGGGACTGGTATCAATTAGTTTTGGGACTTCGGTATTTTCTTTCGCGCAAAGAAAAACCCCGCAGACGTTAATCTGCGGGGCTTTCGAATGGTGGAGGCCGAGGTCGGAATCGAACCGGCGTAGACGGATTTGCAATCCGGAGCATAACCACTTTGCTACTCGGCCTCAAAGGTCGGATCTAGCTGCTTGCGCTTTGCTATCTCCTTGAAACGCTGAACCTTTTTCAAAGTTTGCTGCGTTTCGATGGGCGCCATTATGTCTTCATTCTTTTAACCTTGCAACCCCCTGAACGAAAAAAAATTTCAACGGGTTCAAGGTGTTAGCGCAGGCGGCTGAGTTTACTCCACAAGCCTACCACCGTGTTCTCCACGGTACCGCTGGCGGCCATGCCAATACGCTCCTGCAGGCTCTTGCGTTCGGCATAGTGCAGGTGGAACAGGTTGGCGTTGCGTGCGCGCTCGCTCAGGTACTCGTCACTGGTCTGCAGCTCGTCCACCAGCTTGCGGTTCAAGGCGGCCACGCCCAGCCAGACTTCGCCAGTGGCCACTTCATCGATGTGCAACTGCGGACGATAGCGGGAGACGAAATCCTTGAACAACTGGTGAGTGATGTCCAGGTCTTCCTGGAACTTCTCCCGGCCCTTCTCGGTGTTTTCGCCAAAGACGGTCAGGGTGCGCTTGTATTCGCCAGCAGTCAGCACTTCGAAGTCGATGTCGTGCTTTTTCAGCAGGCGGTTGACGTTGGGCAACTGCGCCACCACGCCAATAGACCCCAGTACGGCGAATGGGGCGCTGACGATCTTCTCGCCGATGCAGGCCATCATGTACCCACCGCTGGCAGCCACCTTGTCGATACACACGGTCAACGGGATGCCCGCCTGGCGAATACGCGCCAGTTGCGACGCAGCCAAGCCGTAACTGTGCACCAGGCCACCGCCGCTTTCCAGGCGCAGTACCACTTCGTCACGCGCGGTGGCGAGCGTCAGCAGCGCAGTGATTTCGTTGCGCAGGCTTTCGGTGGCCGAGGCTTTGATGTCGCCATCGAAGTCCAGTACGAATACCCGGCTCTTGTCCTCGGCCTTGCCCTTCTTCTGCTGTTTTTCCGCCTTGGCCTGCTGCTTGCGCAGGGCCTTGAGCTGAGCCTTGTCGAGCAAGCCGGACTCCAGGCGCTCACGCAGGTCCTTGTAAAAATCGTTCAGCCGGGTGACCTGTAATTGCCCGCCCGATTTGCGCCGACCTTTGCCACGCAGCCCGGCGATCGCCGACAGCACCACCAATATGGCGATGACCAGGGTGGCGGTTTTGGCGAGAAAGCTTGCGTATTCGGCAAGAAACTCCACAGTAATCCTTAAAGCTCGGAATTAAAGGTTCATCGTACCGAAGCTTGTGACGGTTTGGTACGGTCTTGTGACATTCCGAAGCATTTGAAGCTATCGCGACGGATGCCCATGACCTTGAGGCATTCAGGGGTCCTTATCGTGCGCATGTACGTGCCTGCACAGGGCCCTACGGGGGTAAACGCTCAGGTTGTCGATGACAGGTGGTCTCACGGAAATTTCTGTCAGAATCTCAAAGAGCCCCTAACGTATCCGCCACGACCTCACCGACCAGTTCAGCTATCAGCTCGCCATGTACTGCGCCGTAAAGGACCGCTACGGTGCCTAACAGCTTCCACGTAGCTTTCGACGCTAACAGGGCCTTCAGGACGGCCAACCATGGTTTCTTGGCGTCCATGACGGGCTCCTGTGTGATATCTCTGAATGAATGTGGGTCATTGCCCTGCGCTTTGCGCGTAGGGGCGTGATATGGAATGGGCTCAACTGAAGGTCCACCCACTGGGGAGACGCTCAGGTCAGCCCACAGGGTCCCGTGAAGAGACCATGCGGTGACTTGGTGTATTACTTGGCAGTTACACGAGTAACGAGAGGGAACTGCACGACCTCCACTTGGAGTCGCTCACTCGGGTCCTCAGGGTTTGCCAGCTTGATCTTGACCTTGGCCTGAGCCATCACGTCAGCCACGCCAGAGACCTCAATGTCCCAGCCCAGCACGGAGCTGTTACGGGTCTTGTGGATCTTCCAGACGGCACCGTCAGCGCCTTCGCGGAAGGACAGCGAGGCAAAGCCTTTCGGCAGCATGAAGACGCCGCGATTGGTCTTTGAGTAGAACTGAGTGCGACAGCCCAAGAGGTCCTCAATGGACTCAACACCAGCACGTTGCGCAGCACGCTCAAGGACGGCTTGCTCGGTCTGGTGCACCAGCAGCACGAAGTCGCCCAAAGAGTTACCGACCGATTGGTTGATACTCATGGTCAAGGCGTCGATCCAATCCTCAGCACGGACAGCCGGGGTGGTGCCCGCAATAGTCACCTCTTTGGCTTCCACGCTCGGGGACTTAATGAGGATGTCGACCACGGTAGACCCACAGTCCTTGGCGAAGTCGGCCTGCCATTTGTCCAGCATCTGAATAAGGCTATTCTCGGTAGAGCCAGCAATGACATGGGCGTCCAACAGGGTGAACCGCGAGGAGAACAGAGCAGCCGTATCGGTCGGCTCAGTGAAGATCATGTCACCGACGATGGCCTCACCCTTGGTGATCTGGGAGCGGTCATAGATGGACTGGCGAGGATCGAACTCAACGTTTCGGTTGGCCATGTTGACCAGTTGTACCGGGGTTGGCGCGGTGCCCTTAGGCCGGAACTCACAAGGGATCGCTTGCTCGGCAGCCTCTCGCCATTCAGCACCGTTGAGGTGCTCATTCAGGACCTCAGCGATGGTCTTAGCGACCACTGCGGGACTCTGGGTCTGGGCAGTCATAGATGCCTGAGTGTTGTACGTGCGCTCGGCGCCATTCGACCATGCCTCAGTGGTGGCAGCGGCTGGGCCGGTGTATCGGTCTTGGGTGTGGCGGTGGTCGGTATTGCGATTGATAGCGGTCATTGTGTAAGTCTCCTGAGGGTTCACTTGAAGGGGTTCAACGGGACGCCAGCGAGGGCCAGCGTCACGATAGGAAGTACAAGGCTGGTCATGAGGTCGCCCACGGGGTTAAAACTCCGAGGAGGACCATGAGCCGCTACCATTGGCAGAGCGCACGGCTTGACTCATGGCTTGATACTTACGCTCACGCTCCTCACGCTTAGCGCGACGACGAGCCACCTCAAGTGCTGATGGGGTCTTGTAGGAAGCGAAGCGTTCAGCATGAGCACGAGACTCAGCCAATTGACGCTCACGCTCAGCGTTAGCACGAGCCTCAGCGGCACGAACTGCACGGACCACATCAGGGAACGCAGCGGCACTCAAATCAGCATCGAGGTACTGCTTGACGATTGCTTCTTGAGCTACGTTGTTCTTGCCTGCGCCAGCGATAAGACCAGAGAGCATCACGCCTTCAGCGAAAGCACGGGTCACGGTCTGGCCTTGTACTTCGACGGTCTCAGGGGTTACGTTTTGGATCTTTAGATTCATGGTGATTGTGTCTCCTGTTAGACACATTGATCGAACCTTGCCGCATAGGCGCGCGAAGACCAGAGGCAAGGAGTCAGCCGCTCCGGCACCTTCAAGGCTCGTCAATATGTTCTGGGTTTAGGTTGGGTCAGGTCCGTTGGGTCGATCTTTGCGGGGACCGGATGTGAGCCGATGGCGGACGGCTAAGGTGCAGCGGAATGGCGCTACGTGGCGGTGACGCTCAGTGGGCCAGGGTGATCGGGTGACGGGTCAGCGGGATACGCATTGGGACCATCAGGACCGCATCGAGATGCATAGCGGTGGACGTAGCGAGCGACTGGACGAGGACCAGCAGGCCGGGGTTGGTGGCCTTCAGGCGGTCATACAGGGCCTCTACGTCGACGCCTTGCTCACCACGGCGGGTGATATCTTGTCGGGCGTCACGGTCTCGCCAGATGGTGCGTAGGGTGACCAGCTTGGTTCGACTTGTCGGGGTCGTGAAGAAAGCATTGAGCTGTTCGGCGAAGGTCATGGCTACCCCTCCCCTTGTCGCTGGGTCTTCTTTCGGGCATGCCACGCTTGATTACGTAGTCGCTTCGCGGCTCGCTCACGGACCTTTCGGGCCTCTGCGATGACTCGGCGTTCCTCGAATGGAAGGTCCAGCAGCATCAGGTGGAGCGTCCTGTAGAGGCGCTCACGCTCGGCACGGGACATAACGGCTTCAGGCATCACTGGGTCACCTCCATAGCTGCTCGCTTAGCTGCTCGTGCCTTGGTGGCTTTCTTGCGGGCACGCTCAGCGATAGCAGAGTTGATCTCCTGCGCCTTGCTCTGCAACCACGCGAAGCCCTTGGCGGTGACCCGGAAGCCATCGTCATTGCCGTGGCGGCTGGAGCAATGTTTGAAGAATCCGCTATCGAACCCACGAGAGGAAGGCTTGAGGATCTGGCGGTACTCAGTCGGGTGCTCAACGGAGACGAAGCGCCGCGTTGCGACCAGATATTGCTTAGCCAATTGGGGCTTGGTCACTCCGGCCATACGGCACGCTTCGTTCCATGGGACCCCCATGCCTGCCAGCCGACGATCCACAAGGTCTGCCTTGGGAACCGCCGTCGCTAACTTAGCGTCCTTCTCGGCTACCGCAATCAGCGCCAATCGGCGCGACATCACGGCATCGTTACGCATCGTCACGAAGGCACCGGCTACCATCAGGTAGAAGTCGGTCGAGACCCACATTGCATAAGCGATGGTGCCCAACTCGGTGGCAAGCGTTCCCACCTTGTCGATGATCCGCAAATTTCCGGATGCTCGAAGCTCGGCAGAGACTGCATTACGCCACTCGGACGGGGCCTTGGAGTCTGGCAGACCCAATGCCTTATGGATGGCCGTGAGGTCCCACATACCGTCAGCGTTGGCGGTGAAGGATTGGCCGTTGATGGCCACAGGAAGAAGAGTTTCATTGGTGCTGTTGTTCAT